CCAGCGCAACCACGAGCGCGAGCATGTCCACGAGGCCCGGAACGATGATGCGCTGAGCCATCACGTCGAATACTCGGCCAGCGGAAACGTCTCGTCCGCACTGTTGAGGTCGCACGTTACCCCACCGATCAGGCCGCCGAAGGCGAACTGCCAGGCGTCCCAGCGCGGGGCCGGCGTCGGATCAAAGAATCCGACCGGCGCCTTGCGATAGTTCCGACCAGCGACAATCGGATCGCTGACCCACTTGTAATCGACCAGGTCGGGCGTGGCGAGGTGCTCGGCCGTCAGGGCATCCGAGTAGAGCACGACTGGATGGCCCGCACTGTTGCCCACCTCGACGAACCCGCGCACGTACTCGCGCACGTCGACGTTATCGGCTTCATAGGAGCCCGCCTCGAGGTCGAGTCCCAGGATTGTCGACTCGTTGAAGCCGCACGCGCCGGTCAGGATCGTCGCCTCCGTGCCGTCGGCAACACCCTGGTCGTAGGTCATCGTGCCCTGCAGGTCAGGGCGGCCGGGCACGAGCTGCTGGCCGACGTACAGCGGCAGAAACCGAAACCCGATGGCGGCGAGCGCCGATACGCGCTCATTCGGCCACGGCGTATGGCCTGAAAGAAAAGGTCCACCGATGTAGCAGTTGAGCCACGACCAGCCGTAGCGCAGCATCAACCGCGCCGCGGTGTCCGATGGTGGTGCGAGACAGTCCAGACCGTACAGCATCGCCAGCCTCCTATTTGGCCGCCCCGGCTTGAGCCTGGATCGCGGCACGCCGTTTCAGCACTCGCCGGCTCAGCACGTACTCATTGGCCGAATTGCTGACCAGAATCGCCTCGACGGCCACGATGATCCACGGCAGGACGCGGTCGACGGCCTGCGGCCTGCCGAACGTCACGCGCGGTTTGCTCACGAGCGCTAACAGGCCGGTCAGCAGAAACAATCCCTGAGCGATCGTGCGGCAGTGCTCGGCCCACAGGTTGTGCCGCGCCATCCGCAGCACGTCCTCCGCGTGCGGCCGGCGGAGGGCGACCCTCTCAATCGCATCGATCCCGGCAATCATCTCTCGCGCACTCCGCAGACTTACCATCGTGCCGACCACCGTGAGGCCCAGCCACACCAGGATTTCGGGCCGCGCATACAAACGCACCTTCACCCGGCCGGAGAGCCCGGCGCGCCATGCCGCACGATTGCAGCCTCCTGTCGATGCCATGGTCCCTCGGGGTCACGCGCGATCACCCATTCGTCCTCCGTAATAAGCCCGCGCTGGAGCGCCCTATCCCACAGGAAATCGCTGCTCGCTACTTCGCGCCTGAGCGCTTCTCGCATTATGGCCAATTCGGCTTCTTGCCGCTGTAACACTTCGTCGAGGTGCGCGCCAACGGTCGCGGGCTGCTCACTCATGCTTGTCTCCCGAAGCCAGTTGCTTCGTCATAAGTGAACTGGCCAGGTGCGCGTTTTTGCGGCTGGTATCGATACCGGCGGCGACCATCAGGCGCATCTCGTCGAGCGCGACGGACGTTGCGCGCAGCTCAGTTCTAAGTTCCGCGACCTCGAGCTTGCGTTCGGCTTCGGCCCGGTCGAGTCGCTTCTGCAGGTCGTCGCGCTGGTCCTTCATGTCCTGGTACTGACCCCACAGCACCCACTTCTTGGCCGGCAAGCCGACGATGAAGAACAGTAGGCCGACGGCCAGGCCTGCGCCGGCACTCGGGCCGGCATCGGAGAGCGCCTGGAACAGTTTGGCAATGTCCACCACATCGTCCCCGGCCCAGGCTAGCCGCCGACGCCGCCGTGATTGGCCGGCAACGCCGTGATGGTGATCGTTTCGCCTGGCTGCAGCGCAACCTCGGACGTCGGCACGTTCGTCGCCGCACCCAGCTCGCGATCCGGCAGATCGGCGAGCGTCATGTCGAGCTCGCGCGCCGCAGCCGAGGCGCGCGCCAGGAGCGTCACGGGCGAGTTGTGCTCGGGCGTGACGGCCGGGATGACCTCGAACGGCGGCTCGCCGCGGGACTTGCGCGCCTTGTTGGCGGCAACCTCGAGCGCCGCGACGGACTGGTAGGCCATGCGCTGATAGCTGTTGCGCTGGGAGGTCATGTCGGCCAGGCCGGCGTCTTTGGAGGCCATCAGCGCCCGGAAGAGCAGGCCGATAGCGCCGCACAGCGCGCCGACCAGCGCGGTGATGATGGCCAGCGCGCCGCCGCTGAATGTCACGTCACCCATATGCGCGCCTCCCAACTGGCCATCATCAGACGGACACCGCCGTGAGCGTGCTGGCCGTATTGCCCGCGGCATTGTTTGGTAGCGCTGCTTTGATCGCGCGTCCGGCCGACGTGTTGGCGACGCTGATCTTGAACGTCGTCGACGCCGCGGTCGTCGTGACGAAGGCTGAGACCGGCAGCGTCACGTACGAGCTGGCCAGGATCCCGGAGCCGCTCGAGGCGAAGTTCGTCGTGCCGTCCCACAGCTTGGCCGATGCGGTACTGGTGCCGCCCGTATCGGTCGTGACGACCTGGCCGACCAGCAGCCAATTACCGGGCCCGACCACGACCGACGGCCCGTCGTAGAACTGGTTGGCATTGGTCATGGTGACGTCAGCAGCCAGAGAGTTGGTGACGGTCGTGCTGCCGCCAATCTGGACAACCGTGAGCTTGTACGCGATCCAGCCATCGGTCAGGGCGCCGCCATCGGCCCACACGGCGAGCACGTTGCTGCCGTTCGGAGTCAGCAGACCCAGCGGCACTGAGATCGTCGTGATGCCGCCGCGGCCATTCGGGCAACCACCGATGACCGTCCCGTTGATCGAAATGCCGGTATTGGTCGCCGGTGGACTGGTGTACTCGTCAATCATGATCTGGAGCGTCGCGGTCGAGACCGTGCCGACGGGCAGTGTGAAGGTCTGACGGCAGAGCTGCTGCTCGTTGGCGTGCTGCAACGTCGCATTGAGCCAGATCGGCGTCGAGCCGGCGATGATGTCGTTGCCGTGGTCGGTCGCCGAGACGGCATTGGCCCAGGCCGTATCGTTGAACCCGACGGTCGTCCAGCTGGCGGGCGGCGCGTTGTTGCCCGTGCCGTTCCACAGGCTGAGCATCTTGGCTGCCGTCGAGCTCAGCATCGTGGTCGTGACGCCGGTCTGCCCGCTCGCGCCGCTGATCGAAATGTTGGTGCGGCGGTTAGGCGGGTCGTCGGTCACCGTGACGCCGCCGCCCTGGAAATTCAGCACGCGGTGCCCGTCAGACTGGATGACACCGTCCTTCAGCGCGGCGATCGGTGCCTGCACGGTGCCGAGGATGCGCTTGACGACCCGCTCTACATCGAACTGCGACAGCATGGTCAGTTAGCCCGCCGGCGCCGGCGTGAACGCGTCAGCAATGCCGCCGCCGGTCCCCATGAGCTCCTGATAGAACATCCCGTTTTCGTCAATGCCGGTCGTCACCTCGTCGACCCACAGGGGCTCGGCGACACCGAGTCGATCTGGCTGACCGCCTGGCCCTTGGACCAGAATGGTCTTGCCGGGTGTGATCAGGTCATCGCGCGGGGTGCGGAAGCTGGCTGTCACCGTCTCACGGTTCAGATCGGCGAGTAGTGCATTGCCGACTCGTTCACAATTCATCCCAATGCCGCCGTCGGCCTCGAGCGCCCATTCGATAAACGACGACGCGAATTCATAGGGGACAGGGCGCGAGGTGGGCTGGAAGGGATTGCCTTGCAGCCCGACGAACGTGCTGCCGTTGACGTTACGGACAGGATTGGCCCCGGAGATGCCAGGGTAATCGTGGCCAGTGACATAGGCCGCGTTGGCGATAGGGTATTCGCGGGTCCCCTGGCCGTTAGCCTCAATATCGATGCCCTCGCTGAACGTGAAGTCGACGACGTTACGCGGCCGGCCACCGATCAGGGAGCGGAAGATGCCGTTCACGGTCTCATAGGTCCGATAGAAGCCTGCCGGCGACGTGGCGTTGGTGTAGACCGCCGAGACCTTGTCCCATTCCTGGATGTAGTCGAGCGCTTTCTGACCGATGCCGCCAAAGCCGGTCATCACGATTTGCGCCCCAGGCATCATGCCGGCGCGCCAGACATAGGTGAAGGCGGGCACCGGAACAGTGCCCCGCGACCCCCACGTCACGCCCGTGCCCAGGATGTTGCCCGCGGTGTAGCTCACGCCGGCTCTGGTGAGGACCGCCTTGACGACATCGGCGTCTGTCGGTGTGGCGCTACCCGTCAGGGCCAATAGCGACAGACCGCCCATCTGGGGGTCGTTCCCGGGGTCGCCTTCGAAGTTCTGGTACTCATGGGCTCGAATCAGATAGCCGTAACAGACGAGCGTGACGGCTCGCGGAAAGAGCGCGTAATTGAACTTGCGGAACAGCCCTTTGAAGCGGAGCACGTTATTGCCGGCGCCCATCGTCAGCGTGATGTCGTCGTCGTAGACGATGTCGACGCCCGATTCAGTCCACACCACGCCACCATCCGTGACCGTCGCATCGTTCGTCGTGGGCCAGATCGGTTCTGAGCCTCCCGCCGTCCCAGCAACGGTCGCCTTGTAGACGTGGCCGTTCCTGACCGTCGGCTTGATGAAGGTGCCGATTGCCACCACCGGCCAACTCGGCAGGGCTACCGTGTCTCCCCACTTCTTTACATTCTGCGGAGCCAGCGGCACGACGATAGCGGCGTCCGGATATTGCCGTTTCCAACTGTACGTGCAGCGTGCCGACAGCATACGCGTGATCGCAAAACCGTTGATGGTCGCGGCCAGCGACGTGGTACGCGTCGGCATCTAGTTGCACTCTTGGAATGATGCGGAGCAGCGCCGGCTGCCACCTGGATACGCGCTCGGCCGCGTGATCCTGACCAGCGCCGCGGTGAATGGCGAGCCCGCGACGTTGTCGACGGTCAGCGTGCCGCGGCCGGCACCGCCGGCAATGTCGACGTAAGCCGTCGCGCCCGCTGAGCCAGGACAGACGCGCACGCTCACCGGTCCGGACCACAGGCTCACGAGCGTCGCGTAGTCGGTCGCGTTCGCCAGATAGAGCAGCAGGTCCCACGTGCGGAGCAAGCCATCCTGGTGTTCGGCGTAGCCCTGGTCCGCGACAGTGAACGTGACGGATGTTCCGCCAATGGGTGCCTGAAAGCTGCTCACTGGTGGCGCGCCCCCGGTAAGTCGCTCGGTGCTGGCGGCGCCGTCGACGCGCCCTGCCGATCTGCCCGATCAGCCGGGACGAGTTGTGCCGGCTGGTTGGTCATGATCCAGACCAGCTGCTTCAAATACTCGCGGACCTCGGTCTGCACGCTGAGCTGGTCGCGGTTGTTCTGGACGAGCTCGAGCTCAAGTGTTGTCTGCTGAGGGAGATCGTTCAGGTTCTTGAGATCGTTGGCCATCTCGGCGCTGCGGAGCTGGCCCTCAGTCAGCGCTTGCGCCAGACTGGTCGCCGTCACCCCCTGGCCGGCGAGCTCGACGCCGCGCGCGCCGCGCACCAGCGATGGCGCGTTTTCGCCCTCGATCAGTTGCCCGCGGACTTGCATGTTGATCAGCTCGTCGACGCTCGGCAGGCCGGAGACGTCCTGGCCCTGAAGCAGTCGGGCCATCCGCTGCTGCGAAATCGCCTGAGCCAGCGCCTGGTCATACCGGCCGGCGCTCGCGATCTGCTGCGACGGTAGCGCTGCCTGTTGAGCGCGGATCAGCCTCTGGCTGGCTTCAACACCAACCATCTGTTGCTGGATGTCGAGGCGCCTGAGATCGACGGTGTCGCGCAAGAGCTGGACGTAGCGTTCTCGTTGGGTCAGCGTGATGGCCTCGAGCCGTGCCTGCGTATCGGCCGTGGCCAGATCGATTCCTGCGGCGCGAGTTGTGGCTTCGCCCAGGCCGCGGTTGATCGGGTCAAGCAACGGTATCTGCGCGAGCGCGCGCTGAGCAGCGGTCTGGCGTGCTGGATTGGCACGGTCAGGCGTCGGGTTGATCGGGTTGGCGGCGAGCCGTTCGAGGTTGCGCTGAATGACATTCGTTTGCTCTTGCTGAGCGAGCGGCGCGACGAAGTTCTGCCAGGCTTGCTGGGCCGACGTGCCGGCGGCGATCGCGGCGATCTCGGCCGGGCCCATGCCGAAGGTCGGGACAGCGCTACGGGCGCGCGCTGTTACGGCCGCTTGAGCCTGGGCCAGAATATCGCCGTGCCCGATTGAGGTCGGAGATTCGAGCGATCCGAAAAACGAGAGCAGCCGCGCGCCCGCGCCTTCCACGGTCTCAGACAGCGCCATGAGCGACTGGCGGGCCTCGTCCTGGGCTTTCTTGGAATCAGCCAGCGCCGCGGCTTCGACGACCTGCGCCTGGACGAGACGCCCGAGGCTTTCCTCTTGCGCGGTCGCCTGAAGCGCTGGGCTCTTCTGAAACTGCCCGGCACCCTCAGGCCCGAGCCCTAATGCGGGTCCTGAGCCCATCGCGCTCAGGACGAAGTTAGCCGCCTGTGCAGCGTTTGCGCCACCGGTGCTCTCCAGGAAGGTTTGCCTATTGGTTCGCGCTTGTTCGAGGGTCTTTTCGGCAGCCGTCGCGGCGTCCAGGGCAGCGCGCCGGTTCTCCGCGGCCCGGTCAGCAAATGCACTCAGGTCACCTCCTACGATGGCTGCGCGGGCGCTCATCACTTGCTGGGGGGTGAAGGCTTGAAGCGAATCGCCACCTTGGAACCCGAGCCGCCGCGAAACGGCTTCTGGGTCGGTATAAACGCCATATCGTGCCGGCAGGGCCGCGCCGGTCTGCACGGCCTGAAGAATCTGCTGCTGCAGCAGCAGGCGATCCTGCTCGTTCGTCATGCCCGTGGCGAACGCCACACGACCGCCTGTCGTCGTGAGTTGATCGATTGCGCGCTGAGGTAAGCCATAGCGAAGGGTCAGTGCGCTCGCGTTGATGGCAGCCTGGGCAAACTCCTGCTGAGTGCCCAGCACGCCCGGTAGGCTGGCCTGTGCGTTAGCAAGGGCGGCTGCACGCGCACCCGTTTCGCCATACAAGCCGCTGAGGTTTACAAGCGACCGCTCCCAGTCCAACTGTGTCGAGACGATGTCCGCAATCGCCTGATGGACCATTCTGGCGGCACCAGCGACCATGCTGATACCGAGATTGACACCGAGTAGGGCCGCTCCGAACCGGATCATGGAGGACTCACTCGCGTTCCAGCCTTGCGAATGCTCCCGCGCCGCCGCAGCCGCCGCTTTTGCTGGCGCTACAGTCGCTGTCACGGCCGCCGCTGTCTTTTCTGCGGCTCGAGCTGCCTCTGCTAGCGCCGCGGCCGTAGGTTGTGCACCTGATCGCTGCAGCACGTCAAGGGCCTGAGCCGCGGTGCCACCAAAGTCCTTGGTCCTGGCCATCTGCTCGGCCATGATGCGCAGCGCGTCCGCAGTGAGCTTCGCCTGATCGCCGACCGCCTTGACCTGTGTGGCGGCTTCCTGGGCACCCTGGGCCGACACCCTGGCGACAAGATCAGCTACAACGACCACGCAATCCTCAACCGTTTCTCAACGCAAAGGTTCGCCGTTCGGGACGAGTTGGGCGCAGGATGCGCGTGTGAAATTGATTCTCGCCGCCGCCCTCGCGATGGTCATAGCCGGCGCCTGTTCGCCATCGCCGGTCATGAAGACGGCTACCGTGACTGATCAGTCGGTGCCGTTCGCGGCCAGTGAGGCGGATGCGTTGGTGCCGCGTGGGCTGCTGGGCAATGCAGACTTCGGTCGTCTCGCCGTGGGCTGCACGGTTGAGGTAATCAAGGCCACCGACCGCGCGGCCTTTGTGCGCGTTCTGCAATGTCCGCGTCCCGACACCATGCCGACCGAACTCCGTGGCGCTCAAGGCTGGGTCGCCAAGAGCGCGCTCAGCGTTACTTCGCCGTAGCAGTCGCGTCGTCGACTCGTTTGCCGGCACGCGCATGAGCGAGCAAGTCGACCGAGGCGTAATAGCGCCATTCAGGGTCGGCTGCCGCGGCTTCCATGACCGAGCAACGCAGTGCTTTCGCCAACTCCTTGAGATTGAGGTACGGGTAGTACCAGCTCGGCGGCTCATAGGTTCCAAGGCCATGCGTCAGGCACTTTGTGAGTTGTTCGAGGTCCTCACTTTTCCCGACAAATCACTCTGGATCACGTGCGCGTGAAAGCTGAGCAAGAGCGCGTCAGGCAAAGCGTGCTGATCGATGGCCTCGGCGGTCACGGGCACGGCATGACCATCGTCGTCGCTCAGGTCCCAGGTCACCAGCACGCGCGGTAGCCAGATCTTCAGGTATTCGCGGGTCGACAGCTCCCCTGTGGTTTGCCGCTCGACGAAGGAATTGTTCTCGTCTTCAGAGAACCGCTCGCGCCAGAACGTGTGGAAGGTGAACGGAATCGCCGTCCCGCCGACCTGGATCTCACCCTTGGACTTCTCCGATAGGAGTGTGCTGAGTTTTACCGGCATCAGAGACTGGCCAGAGTCGTAATGACCGTGACCTGCATGGCGTGGGTCCACGTGGCGTCGTGGATCAAAGTCCAGGGCAACTCATAGGCATAGACGCCGCCTGAGTCGCGGAACGCGCTCGGCTTGCCGAACTTCGCCGCGCAGTCGATCGTGAACGAGTAGTTCGTCGCGCCGGCGATCAGTGGTCCGACGGCATGGATCCGCACAAAGCGCGTGTCACCCGCGCGTACGTTGGCCAGGAAGTTGATGCCCTGGCCAGCAGTCGCGTCGGCTTCAAACAACGCGCTGAACACCGCGGCCGGCGTCGACTCGACGACGGACACAAAGCTCGGCTGCGTCTGGTCAACGACCCAGAGCGGAACGTACTTGCCATTTCCGAAAGCGAAGTTGCCATGCAGGAGCCGCGTCAGCCGCGTCGTCCCCAGCCCAGCGCTGGTCGTATCGGCGAAGACGCTGAAGTCCTTCGGGCTCATCGGCACGATCGGGATAGCCGTCGGCGAAGCCGTCAGCGTGATACCCGAGGTCAGCGCCTGGCCAATGACCGCGCCCGTCAGGTTGGCCACCATGCGGTCGAACTCGAGGCCGATCTCGGACGGCAGCCCGTGAGTGAACTTCTCGGCCGCAACCGACGAGCCGCGCTCGATGGTGAACGAGCTGAATGCATCGGGCGCGGTGCTCGACGGACTGAAGACCCAGGTATAGGCGCCGTCGACGTTCGGGCCCGTGATGACCGCTGCGCCAAGCAGGCCGCTCAGCAGATAAACGATGTCGGTGTAGCTGGGTTTGCCGGTGAGCCGGGCGGTGACGAAATCACGGCCCGAGACGCCGACGGTCGGAAACTTGTTGCCCATCGGCCGGTAGAAGTCGACGTCGACTTCGGCGGTCTCGAGGATGTCGAAGCTCTGGATCAGTCGGTTGCCAGGGACCGAGGTTCCATGGACACTTTCGAGGCCCCATTGGCTCTGACCAAATACTGACGCGCGCTCACTGGGCATATCCAGTTTGCTCCTTTACTCGTTTGAACAAGCGCCATACCATCCTGTATGGACTTACTGAAAAACACGAAGGAGCGGCATATCCATGCCCTGGAAGGCCGACCCGGACAAGAAGGCCACAGCAGTCTGTGGCAGTTGTGGCGAGCACTTCACTTACTACAAGTCCTCGCCTAAAGAATTTTGCTCCAAGGCGTGTTTCGGGGCTTCGCGACGGACAACGACAGTCTGCCCGGTGTGCGGGGAAACGTTCGCATTTCAAAAGGCGTGGCCCCGGCGATATTGCTCGCGGAAGTGCGCCGGTAAGGTCACTGTAGTCAATGCCACTCGGCCCGCAAGACCGCCGATCGTATTGCAGTGCGGCCAATGTAGACGCACGTTCCATGTCACGCCCGCCAACGCCGGCCGGCGGTTCTGTTCTAGGCCATGTTCGTGGGCCTGGCGTAAGTCGCAGACGGCCGCCAAACGCGCCGAGCAGGCCGCCAAGCGAGCGCCCAGGCGTCCGTATCGTCGGCCCCCGCAACAACGAACATGCGGTCAATGCGGAATAGCTTTCATCATCAAGCCAACTGAGGCAACGGCGGTCAACAATGGCCGCGGAAGGATGTTTTGCTCCAGATCCTGCTGGAGCGCTCGAATGTCGGTCATACAGTCCGGCGAAAACAGTCCTAGTTGGAAGGGCGGTCCTGCCTACGGTGTGTCGTGGCCAGCGGCTCGGGATGCGGCGCGAGCACGCGACCTTGTATGCGCCGATTGCGGACGAACGCCCGAGCAGAATCGCAAGGCTCTCGACGTGCATCACTTGGTCCCGTTCCGCTCGTTCGGAATCCGCCGCCATGTTGAAGCCAATGCCCTGGAGAATTTGGTTGCATTGTGTCAGCGCTGCCACATCAAACGTGAGTGGGCTACTAATTGGTCGCGCAGGTGGCCTTTCGCCGATCAGGTAGCTCATGAGGCATAGATCCTCCACAGCGCCCCACTCGTTCTGTATTGCTTGCCCGAGACGACCTCGGGCAGATTGATGACCTGTTCGCGCGTACAGGACCAGACGGTGCCATCCACGGGCGTTCCCGAGGTCCGGTGCAGGAGCGTGTCGATTCTGGCGACGATAGCGTTCAGGTCGGCGAAAGTCGCCGTCTCGCCGACCGCCTTGACCAGCCAGAGCATGTTCGTCCAGATGCGGAACGCGCCCACCGCGGCGTAGTCGATGCCGCTCATGAACTGGAAGGTCACAAACGGATAGGGCGTGCCCTGCGGCGCGATACCGCCTGGCCAGACGTCGTGGATCAGGGCCATCAGCGTGCCGTCGCCGTGCAGCGTCGAGTACAGATATTCCTCGGCCGCGGCAGTCTCAAGCCCCGCGCTCATAGCCCGAAGACCTCTCTTGCGATCTGCTCGGCGTTTGACACGACCGTCTCGATTGCTGGCACGAGCGCGGGATGCGCTGGCCGGTTCACGGTCCCGAATTCCTCGTAGCCGGCGTACCCAACGGGCACCTGCACAGCAGCTTCGCCCGGCCCGACCGCCTCTTCGGGCGCAAAATCAGCCTTCGGATTGAGCGCTGAGGCCGCTTCGACGTTCTGAGCGTAGTCCGAGCCGTCCGGCGTCACGACCGACGCTGAGGCGCGCATAGCGCCTGTGATGACGTGGACGTTGTCGCGGAACTGGTCGCGGATCGCAGTGGCCAGCGCGGCGACGAAATGCTCAGCGCCGCCCTCGACCGCGGCTATCGCCTCCGAGGTGCTGTCGCTGAGGGTGATGTCAGCCGCCACGCGAATCGCCCGTGCCGGTCTGCCGTGGACCGAGAATCTCATTGGCGACAGATGTGAACCGCGCCCCATAGGTGTGCCATGCGCACACCCTCGGTGGTGACGTGTGGCACAGGCAGTCCTGCGAACAGCCACACGCCACATGATCACCGCTTTGCTGATCCACGGGGGTTGCCTCAGCCGCCACTCGGCTCTGCCTCCACAGTCGCCGCGTCAGGCCCCGAGGCAACGGGTTGCTCGACGGTTTCGACCTCGACGTCCTCGCCCTGCTCGCCGGTCGCCAGCAGCTTCACGTGATCCTCGCGCCGCGACTTCACGACCGGCAGCCCCTGAAAATGCGTCAGCGGGCCGACGTCCTGCAGGCCAGACGCGGTGCGCTGCTCATCCAGGATGGCGGCGATCTGCGCGCGGCCGAGCTCGATCTTTTCGGGGTCCTGGGCGGCTTGCGCGCGCAGCGCGTGGACTTGATCGTGAACCTGAGCAGCCGTAAGGGCATCAGTCATGTTCGCAGAATCTCCGTCAAGTAGAAGTTGCGCGTGATCTCCCAGGTCTTGCTGCCAGTGCCGCCGCTGACCTCAAAGGTTTTGCCGTTGCACAGCACACGGTCACTCGGCCGAATGTCCGTGCCGGCTGGTGTTTTCAGCAGCCAGTGCGTCACGGCTGCAACCTCATCCGCGGCGAGCGCTTCGGCTGATGCGCCAACAGGCGAGAGATGGCATTTCGTGGTTGCGACCGGCACCGCGCCGGTCGGCCAGTTTGCGGGCCACTGCGACCAGCCGCCCGCGGTCGACGTGGCCGCGACGCGATAGATCGAGGCCGTATCCGGCATCGACGCCTGGACGTCGGCCTGGATTGAACTGAGCTCGGCGGCAGAGATCATTTACGGTGTTCGCTGCGCATCGCTGATGACGATATAGGGGTCGGATGGTCGATTCACCGACACGATGCCCACGGCGTAGGCCGGGTCCCATTCCAGGCAGTCAGTCTGCGCGAGCTTCAGCGCTTCGCGTGCCATCTCGTTGATCTCCTTGCGGTCGAACGTCTGGCCTGCGTCGCCGAAGCTGTATTTCCCGGCCGTGGCCTGCACAACCGCACGCCAGATCGCGCGCCGCCCGAGTGCCCTGAGGCGTCGTATCTGACGAGTGCCCTGGACCCCGTCGACGCTGACGATGTTCGCAATCGTGGTCTCGCCATACTCGAGCAAGGCGTCATTCAGCGCTTCCTGAACCGCCGGGCTGCCTGGGGTCCAGCCGAGCATGCCGCCGACGTCGTCCAATACCCCGAACAGGTAATCGGCGAAGATCGGCTCCGTGTAGGTCAGGACGGGCGGCATGGTTCAGCTCAGGCCCAGCGCTTCTTATCCTCGGGGCTGCCCTTTTCCTCGCCGAAAGCATTGATCCTGGTTTTGCCATCCGTGGCGAGAAAGTGGTGCGCCTTCGGATTGTCGGGCTCGGTCTTCGCGTTCGGACCGAGGCCATCGTCACCGACTGTCGCTGCGGCGCGTGCGTTCGCGGGCTGGGTGACGCTCTTCGCGTTCAGTTCATCGCGCCGAATCTGGACCGCCTGGTTGACGGCCGGGTCCTGGCTCGCGGCCTGGATCGCGTCGAGCTGGTCGGTCGTATCGGCGGCCGCGGCCTGGGCAATCAGCTCATTAGTGCTGGGTGTCGTGGTCATGAGTTCAATCTGACCCTCCTGCGGGAGTAGAATGGTCAAGCGAAAGCCTCCGCGACGTGTGACCGTCCGGAGGCGCGACACCGAAGGAACTGGAGCTTCGATGCATTATGAATGCTAGCGCAGCGAAGGCCCGCATCTGCGAGCAGTGTGGTACTGCGTTCGTGGTAGGACCCAACGATCCGGACCGGTTTTGTGGCCGGCCATGCTGGTATCTCTCGAAGCGAACCTTGATTATGCGCGCTTGCGCACATTGCGGCATCCCGTTTGAAACTCGGCCGGGCGAAATTAGGAAGGGCGGCGGCAAGTACCACAGCCGTGCCTGCTACTTGGCCCACAAGACGACTCCAATCGGTGAGCGTTTCTGGCGCTACGCAGAACGCCGACCCGGCTGTTGGGGCTGGAGCGGGTCGCTCAATTCGCACGGCTATGGCCAACTCGCGACGAGCGGGCACGGCCACCCTATGGGCGCGCACCGCGTGTCGTGGGAGATTCACTTCGGGCCAATCCCGCCGGGCATGTTCGTCTGCCATCGCTGTGACAATCCGCCCTGCACGAATCCGGAGCACCTGTTCCTCGCCACGAATGCCGAAAACACCGCCGACAAAGTCGCGAAAGGACGCCAGCCTCGCGGTGAGCGCATGGCTCAAGCGAAACTGACAGATGAACAAGTTGCTCGAATCCGCGAGCGCTGGGCGAATGGTCAGGTGAAGCAACAGAAAGACCTTTGTGCTGAATTCGGTGTGAGTCCGGCGGCCATCTCGATGATTCTCTCGGATAAGGCTCGGACCCACACCTAGTTCAGGCTCAAATTACTGGGGTGACGTACGTTCCCGAATTGAAGTTGAGCACTGCCCCGCCGACGCGTTGCCAGACGCCGATCCCAAAGACGCGACCGTAGGACCGGGCCCGCAGTGGCAAGCGCTCGTCTTCGAAGTCGAGGTTCAGGTCGCCCAGGCCCTCGTACTCCGGCACGCGCATGACCAGCGGCGCTTCCTGACCCTCGATGTAGGCCATCGCGTAGTTCGCGATCGCCCACGGCTTGATCCTGAGCAGCGCCGCCCCGTACAGACCGATCTCGCGGTTGTAGATGTTGGCGAAGTTCAGGCGCTCGAGCGGCTGGTTGGCGTTGTAATTGAGCGTCAAGCGCGGATCGATGTACGGCTTGAAGTTCGGCAGCGCGCGCCAGGCCGCCTCATCGGCCGAGTTGATCACGATCACCGGCTGCCCGCTGTTGTAGTGCTCCTGCACGGCCAGCACGAGCGAATCGGCCGCGGCACCCGTCAGGGTCGCATTGGCCAGGTAATGCGTGTGCGATGTCGCGAAGATTTCACCGTTCGGGCCGACCGGATAGGCGACACCGTCGTTGTTGGCGAACGGCCTGACGTTCAGCGGCACGTTCGCCGGGATGCCGAGCTTGTCGATGAAGGTGAAGTCGGTCGGGATGTAGACGGCCCGCTTGACCTGCCGCAGCAGGTTGATGCGGTCCGAATCCATGATCGAGTTCACCTCGGCGGCGAGCTGCGCGACGGTGTTGCTCATCATCCACTGGCGCGTCCACTGCAGCGATGAGCCGTAGCGGCGCAGCGGGAAGTCGACCGCGACCGAGACGGAGACCTTTTGGGCGTCCGATTGGCCCCACTGGTCCATCTCGTCCATCTGCTTGACGTCGCCCGTGCCGTAGGCGCGGCGCGTGTCAGAGGATCGCTCGACCAGCGCGCCGAGCATTTCGTTGAACTGGGCGTTGTGAGCGTCCAGCGCGGCCTGGATCGACGTCCACGCGCGATCTTCGCCGAAGGTGACGACCGACTGACGAATCGATCGTAGCGTGTCAAGAGTAGAGAGCGTTCCGTAAGCCATGATTCAGCCCCCTACCTGAGCACTGCCAGCAGCGCGCGAATGCGCGTTGCGTCGACCGCGAATGCACACGGCGTCGTGCCGCCCGTCGAGGCCGCATCGGCAATGCCACCCAGGACGGTGCCCGAGAGAAAGTACGACGCGCCCGGCGTGAGGCCGGCGCCGTAGCGCAGATTCACGCTGTGGAGCAGCGTGACCGCTTCGCCGATGGCGCACGCTTCGGCTGCCCACCCGTGGACGTTGGCGGAGGCCGTCGCGGCGGCACCGCTCGAACGATAGACCAGGCCATCGGAGGCGTTGATGCGGCATGCATCGCCGGCGGCGAGCGCCTCACCGGCCTTGAGGCCTGCGATGTTGTTGTTCTGCGGTGGCAGAACGGATGCCAGACTAGGCACGCCGGCCTTACTGATTTCGGCCAAAGGAGTTCTCCCTTCTGTGCTCGGCGCCTACAATGGCCGAAGGCACGAAACGGCCCCCGCGCTGTTGGCACAGCCGGAGGCCCGACCTAACACGTGTGAGGTGTTCGGCTTGGAAAGTGTACGAATCCCCTTGACTCAGGGGCAGTTCGCGCTCATTGATGCGGCCGACGCCGCTCTCGTGAGCCGTTGGAAATGGCGCGCGGCGCGAAGTGGGGCGACCTTCTATGCCCGCTCCGGTTCGTTTGACCGACAGATATGGATGCACCGCGTTCTGCTCAACGCGCCCGATGGCGTTGAGGTTGACCACATCAACGGTGATGGGCTGGACAACCGACGAGTCAATCTGCGGCTCTGTGTCCACGCCGAGAACGGTGCCAGTCAGCGGCGGCCTAAGAACAACACTTCCGGGTTCAAGGGCGTCTACGTGCTTGAAGGGCTGTGGGCTGCATCGGTCGGGGGCCGGTACCTCGGTCGCTATGACACTCCCGAGGAGGCGGCGCGGGCCTATGACACTGAGGCCAGGCGGCGTTACGGCGAGTTCGCGCGCCCTAACTTTCCGGACGAGAGCACGACAGTCGAACCCCGCCTTGGGGTTCCGATTCGGACCAATACATCCGGCTTCGAGGGCGTTGCGTTCAAGAAGCCGCGCGATGGCCGGCAAGGCGGCTGGACCGCCCGATTCGCCTACCAGGGCCGCCGATTGTGGCTGGGCTTGTTCCCCACCAAGGAAGCTGCCGCCCGAGCGTGGGATGCCAAAGCACGCGAAGTGCTCGGCCCTTCGGCTCGACTCAACTTCCCTGATTGATTCCATATGCGGTGAGGCTCCTTTGCAGGGGCCTCACCGGTCGCTCACCCGAGGGGAGCGTACTGGCCAGAGGCCCTGAGTTCTTTTCGTGCTTGGTCGACGCGGTCTTCGTGCGTCTGGGTTCCGTTGGATCGCGGTGTACCCGGTACACCAGTCCCATTGGTTTTGGCCGCCAGATACGGCTTGGCTTTCAGCAGCGCCTTGACCAGTTCGTCGGCGTTGGTCAGATTGCCATCGGTGTCGTGCTCGAAGTCTTTGGCATCGAGCAGGCGTACGTCGTCGGGGTCTGCCAGTCCGGCCTTCGTCGCTGCGCGTTCGAGCGCGTTACGGTTGCGCTGGTCAGTCAGTCGTTGTTCGGCAGTGGTCGCCTTGCGCTCGAGCTCTGCGATCTGCTCCTTGAGCTTTTCGGCTTCGGACTTCTCGGCGTCATCGCGCTTTTTCTGCTCGGCCTTGAGGGTGTCCAACTCCTTGAGCTGGTCCTTCAGTGACTTCTCCTGGTCGCGCAATTTCTTGATCGTGGCGAGCGCGCGCGGCTTGTCGAAGTCATCCCCATCGCCGTCGCCCTCTTTGGGCTTAGGCGGATCTTCGGTCTTCGCGCCGGCTGGAGGCGGATCTTCCGCTCCCGCGACTAGTGGAAAGGTGCGCCCGCTGGTCTGCCAGTATGGGCTGCCGTTGATTCTGACCAGGATCGGCGTCTCGCCGGCCCGCAGCATCTCGCTGCTTGTGGTCTGACTATACACAGTCTACGCCCTCCGTTATAGGTCGACGTTCGTCTCCATTGTGAAGGTCGCGCTCCATAAGCGCGCCATGCCGTCTTTTACAGCCACGTCATCGATTCCGTACAGATCGACCTCCGTCACGGTAAATGGAGATTCGCTCAAATCAGCGAGTTGTTCGTGTGCCTGTTTGAGCATGTCTTTGAGGTCGATGCCTCGAACGCTAACGCGCGTGGTGACCTTCGCCATGCGGCCTACTCCCTGCTCGGTTGTTTGAGCACTGTAACGCGCTTGATGGCCCGGCGCGGGATCTGAATCGAATCGCCGACGTTGCCGGTACGCGAAAAACTCTGAGTCAGCGCGATGTACTGCGCGGTGCGCTTGAGCAGATAGCCGGTTGAAACGTGATCCATTTCCTCAGTCTTATCCATGGACCTGAGTCGTTCTTCACGCTGCGCCCAGCCCGAATAGCCCATCGTATCGAGCCATTCCACCTCGAGTACCGCTGGGCGGCTCAGCTTCGGCGTCATGCTGCCGCCCTGAACGTGAACCAGCAGCGGCAGTTTGCCAGGCACGTCCGTTTGCCGATGGCCAGCAGCGTCCCGAACGGTTGCCAGCCCTTGCGCGCCTCTTGAATGCAGAGTTTGCAATGGTCCGCGACCCCGAGGTTGCTCTTTTCCTCACCGGCCAGCATCCGCGCGCGTGCCAGTCGGCGCTGCGCCTCACGGTGCGTATCGCGCGCCGCAGCCGCGTACATCGCGGCTCTGCTCATCACAGTCCCGTCGAGCTTTTGCCTCCCGCTCGAAATCTCGATGCTGAACCTGACCAGGTAGCGGTACTGGCTTCTGAGCCGCTGGCCGACCCACCCGAAATCAGATTGTTCAAGGTTCTGCCAGCCACCCGCGGCGGCCGCCAGCGCGACCAGGTGAATCTCTTTGATCCTGGCCAACATCAGCACCGTCCACGACGCGAGCGACAGGCGACCATCGACGAGCTGGGAGGAGGCGTCGCGCATCGTGGCCGCCTGCGCTGCAATCACCGTATCAAGCCCGGACCGCACCGCCGATTCCTTGACCAGCTTGCCGTCAGCGGTCCGATAGCGCCCTGCATCGGCGTCCCATGTAAACCGCACTCAGCCGCGCCCCCAGCCCGAGTGTTGCCAGTTCGGTACATGCCTGAACAGCGCCATCCAGCGGTTCCACGCGTCGATCTGGAACGTGATCTCGCGCGCCCACTGGCAGGCCGCACAGGGTCCGTACTGTTCGGTTCCGTCACACCCGTCGAGATGGGGCGGCTGATCAGTCTCGGCGGGCATCGAGCAGGTCTCTGAGTGCTTTCGGCGCATGGCGGATCCAGAGTGCCTGCGCAGACGCGACGTCGATCGCCGTCACTTCGGCTTCCTGGTCGACCCGTTCGTCGCTGAGGTTGAGGCCGGGCCCGAGGTCAAGCGGCTTCTTTGGCAGGGTCATGGCTGCGCGACTGCCTGGGTCTGAGCCAGCTTGGCGCGGGCGTACTGATCCCCGGGGTGCTCGGCGATGCGCCTTTCCAGAAGCCGTACGTTGCGCTCCTGTTTACCGCGCACGGCCCACAGCGTCGGGTCACAGCCGACGTGTGCAATCTGCGGCTCGCCCGTGACCAGCAGCCAGCGCGTGCGCTGGGGATCAGGGAGCCAGAACGGCTCTTCGTGGACAACGCCGCGATAGCGAATCTGCGGGCAACGGCGGAACAGACGTCCGGAGCTCGGCTGCACGGCCAGTAACCTACCGGCAAGGTTCTGCTGAGCGATCGTGAAGGCAACTCCCGTCAGCGTCTCAGACGCCGGCGGGCGCTCGAGCACGTCGCGCACGACCTGGACACCAACCGGCAATAAGCGCTCATCGGCATCCAGGACCAGCGCCCAGTCACCAGTCGCGGCGAACAGGCTCAGGTTGCGCGCATAGCTGAAGTCCTCGCGCCAGTCGAAAAGCCGCACCTTGGCACCGTGCTGCTCGGCGATTATGCGCGTCGCGTCGGTCGTCCGCGAATCGATGGCCACGACGACCTCATCCGCGACCGGTGCGACACTTTCGAGCATGGCGCCGATGAGTTGCTCCTCGTCGAGCGCGATCGTGCACACGGACAAACGAGTCACGATTGCTCCAATGGGTCGTCGCCGTAAGGGCAGCGTGTCGAGAGCATGACTGGCGGCTGCGTAATGCCGCGTATTTCGAGCCACAGGCGACCCGATTGAGTGATGTCGGCTACTTCGTCGCTCGTCAACTCCCAAGCCGTCACAACCGCCTGAACGCCGTCCGCATAGGTCACCAGCACGGCCGGCAGTGGATGGCAACCCGGCGCGGTCAGGAGTTGGCTATGTGGCTGATCTACGGGCTTCACACTGGCAACCAATTCCCAATAGCCGAGCCAAGTAAGACCGCGAACGGAAATGTGCAGTAGATCGTAATAGCAGGGCCGATCCCCAAGAGTAAGAAGAACCAGATCGCCAACGGAATGCCCAGAACGAAGCCACCGACAAGGATGTCTCGGGCGTATTCGCGATTCATCACGACTTCACGCACACATCCTTCAATCGTCCCGCATACACCATCTCGCCACGATCCCAGGCCAACCACAGCAACGCGCGGAAGACCTGGCGTTTGGTCAGCGATTCGAAAGGGATGCGCTTCACGGCGTCACACCCTCCGCGGCCGCGGTTGCCACGTCGTCAGTCGGCTGGTCCTCCGTCACGTCTTCCTGGGCTAGCGCTTGCTCGCGCTTGATCGCTTCAAGCCGGTCGACCGTGAACTGCGCGGCGCGTTCCGGCGTCCAGCCCCACACTTCCTGGACCGCGACCTCGAGCGGCATGCCGGCCGAAACATACGACGCCAGCGCCGCCCCATCAGCCTGTTGTGCTTGCGCACGCTCGAGCTCGTCGTTGGGCAGGATGTCGCGTTCCTCAAAGGAGTGCTCGAAGTCGCCGTCCTCATAGGTCCCGACGTCCCACAGGCCAGCGTTGGCGCCCATCGTGAGCGCCATCTGGTCGGCGCGAATGAGCGCCGCCTCGGCATTACCGCGCGCCTCAGTCAAGCGCGCGATTGCGGGCGCGAGCATGAGCCGCACCGCCCGCCCCGACAGGTTGCCTGATTCGCTGATGCGATACATCTCGAGCTCGGGGAGGTCCTGCTCGAGCTCGTGCATCTGCGCGTTCAGGATGGCGAGCGCCGCATCGTAGTCGATGCTTGGAACGAGCGACTGCAGCTCACTCAAGCCGGGCAGTTTCAGCAGCTTGTCGTCACCGAGCGTAATGGTGCCGTCGTCGTCGGTCGTACCGTCCGTATCGTTGATTCGGGGTGGTGGCATTGGCCGGCCCGTACCGTCGAGGCTGTTTGCCTTGAGCGCCCAGACGCCGCCAAGGTTTCGGAAAAGCATCTGGTGCAGCCTGGTCACTGTGCGACACGCCTCGTCGATCTTGTCGAGCGCCGGCACGAACGAGCCCATGCCGCGGTCTTCACCGATGTCGATGAACTTGGCGTGCACGACGGGCACGAAGTCGATGCCCATCGACGCGATCTCGACTTGAGTCTTCGGCTCGCCCAGCTCGCTCACATCGGTGTACTCGTAGGTCGTAAACAGCGTGTTTGACTCCCACACGCGGAACAGGCCGGTTTCCTTCGACCATTCCTCGGTGTGCAGGTAGCCGCTCGAAGTGCCGTCCTGGTTGCGCCGCAGCCGCGGCACGTCAAAGCGCGCGTAGGTGATGAACCCGCGTTCGTCGGTGTCGAAGTCGGTCACGTGCTCGGGTTCGATCGTCTGCATGTAGACGCGTTTGAGGTTCGGCGTCTGCGCGACCTTGATGAACAGGTCGCCATAGAGTGCTGAGTGACGCGCCGCGACCTGCTTTTCACCGGCCCAGTTCGACCAGGACCAGACCTGCTGGATCGGCTTGATAATCTCGTCGCGGTCGGCCATGATCGGCAGCGCGGCCGGCAATGCGCCCGGCCAGAGGTGCCCGGCGTGGAACTCGACGACGCGATAGGCCGGGTTGCGCAACGGCTTGAGCGCTTCGCGTGAGATGCCTTGCCGGCGCAGGACGTCTTCAATGACGTCCCACATCCCATTGCTGAAGTAATAAGCGCGCAGGATGCGGTACATCTCGGCCGCGCGCAGCGTGTGCAGGCGGCCGATTGGCGGCAGGGCTTGCGCCGGCCGCAGACCGTAAAGCGGCTGTGGGTTGACATAGCGCTGTACGGCCGAGCCGATCCAGGTCATCATGGCGTCACCTCAGCCTGTCGCGCGCCGCCTCGGGCGTGAAAACCAGCGGCCAGAATGTTCTCCGTGTAGATCACGAGCTGCGCGAACGCATCCGCCTGGTCGCGGTAGGTACTGCCTGGAATCGCAAACAACTCTTCTTCGAAGTCGAGCAGCCATGCCACCTGGTCAGACGGCTCTGGCAGCAGAATGCAGCCGTTTTTGCACCACACCGCCGCCTGATTGGCGCGCGTGTCCTTATCGCCGAGCGGCATGAACGGCACGAGCAATTGGCGCAGCGCGCGATCGGCGCCGGCCATCAGCGTCTGATAGGCGCTCGTGCCGCTCGCCTTATCTTCGATCAGGACCCCGCGCAGCTTGCCGTCGAAGGTGTAGCGGCTGGTCACCTGGGCCATGACCTGCGGCAGCTCGGGGAACTCGAGTCGCTCGCGGTACACCTCGCGCACGGCCAGCTGGTAGTTCGGCTGGATCTCCCCGACGTTGCAAGCGGTGTAGGCGGCATCGTTGGTGTCCTTCAGGGCCGTGTCCCATGAGATGTAGCGGCCGATGCACCTGGACGTGAGCCGAACGAGATTCGCTGGTGTCGAGTCGTAGCGGTTTTTTCCGCGCCACCATTCGCGACGGAAGATCGTGCCGCCCGGCGCCGATGGCGAGCCCTGGTACACGGCGTTCCAGATGCCTTCGGGCGTCGTGGCTTGCAGCTCGAGGATTTCCGCTAAGGGCTTGTGCTCAGGCCAAAGCGCCGGCCCATTTTTGTGCAAGAGGACCCGGTGTGTGACTGGCATCAGTGCATGTGCCACCACGCGCCGCGGTGCCACTTCATCGAATGAAACACCCATCGCCACCAACGCCAATCGAATGGACTTCTCATGCTGCTTTCGGCAACTCCGCCCCTCCAATCGGCTCGCCCAGACGATGCCAGTCGACGTCATCCGGGTACGTGATCGTCGCATAGACCTCGGGCCCATCGCCCAGGAGATTCATATGACAGACCACCCAGTCACCCGCGGCGCGGATGTGGCTGAGGTAGTCGTCGGGGTGATGGCTCGTGCCGATCACGACCGCGCGACCGACCTCCGCTTTGCGCCGCGACAGAAACGAGGCATGCGCCCAATCCTCAACCTTCTTTCGCTCGGTCGGGCTTTGACTGGCCGAACGGCTGAGCAAGTCGTCGCCGACCACTTCATCACCGCGGCCACCTTCGATCGTGCCGCCTGTGCCAGCCGCCGCCACCGTCGGATGCAGGCGACCTGGGAAGGGGATGCCATACGGCGCGACGCTCCACTGGCTGGTGCCCCAGCGCAAGCCACCATCCTGCGCCCGAACCGGCAACACGCCCGGGAACGTCTCGCGCCAGGCGTCGCTATCGACCATGGCGCGCAGCGACATTGAGCGGGCAGTCGCGATATCGGCCGTAGCTGAGCCGATGATCACGTTCTGCTGCGGAAAGATGCCGATCCGGCAGCCGAGGTAGGCCGAGATGGCCCAGGTCGTTTTGGCCGATTCAGGCGGCGCGATGATCAGCAGCTTGCGGATGCGGAAGTCGCACAGCAGATCGAGCCACAGCCGGTGGTGTGCCGCGGGTTTGATCGGTTCGCCGTCGTCGGTCTGAATGTGCAAGGCGGCAAATGCGATCACCGCCTGGGGTGTCATCCTGCGTGCCGCCGCCGCAACCTGAACGATGGCTCGCAACCGGTCTGTTTCGGTCGGTTCAGGGACTTCAAACGTCTCCGGCTCAGTCGCCGCCACCGCCGGCCGGTAGTGCAGGATCGGCGGCTTGAGCCCCGATGAGGCCCAGCGCTTGCGCTGTTGTAGCGATGCCAGCGAGCTTATCGCCGATAACACCATGGAGGATGGCGACCTTGTCAGGGTCGTGTTTTCGGCAGTACTCAGGGTCACCAGCAACCTCGGCTTGCGAGATCATGGCACGCAGCGCAGCGCTGAAATAGGCCATGATCAGGTCGCCGTACGCGTCTTTTTTCTGCGTTGCAACCTGTTGCAAACGGTCGCCCAGTTTGGCCGCGATCCGCGACACGGTGCTCTTTTCGAGCCCGGTGATGGTGCACACCTCGGCCTGTGCCTTGCCGGCTAATAACAGAGCCTCGGCGCTCGCTCGTAGCTCGGGGGGATGTGGTCGTCCTCGCGTCATTCACAGCGGCCTCATCTATGGCACCGGACTGACCCAGAATCGCCCACGGCCAGCGCCCGCGCCAGCTCCGGTTGACGTGAACACGTACTCCCACCAGCCTGACTGATCGAGCGTGATCTGCGCTGAATAGTTGCCTACGGTCCCGTGCGCCACAGCCGGCACAGCTGTTGTGCCATCGGGCTTATAGATCGTCACGGCGTCGGTCGCGTCGTCAATCGGTGCATTCGGTGTAGGCGTCGAGTTGGGGTTGGTGATGAGATCTGATAGCACGACGACCTGACCCGCAATGTACTCGCTCATGCCGAACTGACCGCGTCGCTGACAGTATGCAGGAACAGCGTCGCATCCGAAACCGTGTGAATGAACAGCGGCGCGTCCGAAACCGTGTGGCGGCCAGGCGCGACCGTCGGCGCCGATCCGAGCACCGCTACGTTCTGACCGCGCGCGCCAACGCTACTGGCGCCTGAGCCGCGAATAGCGCGACTCGCCGAGCACTGCCCCTGAGCGCCAGTTCCGCCCACAACCAGGGCGCTGATGGCACGCGAGGCCGTGTTCTGCCCGCGTGAACCAGTCGACCCTGTTGAGACGATGCCATGCGGCAGGAGGGTGTTCTGGCCCTGGGCCCCAGCATGGCCGGTTCCCGTCGCGCTGATCGCGCGAGAAGCACTGTTCGTGGCCGTCGTGCCGGTGGAACCCCCTCCGGTGCTCGCGATCGCTCGAGTCGCAACACTCTGCCCCTGAGCGCCCGCGGATCCAGTGGCCGAGCTCGTCTTCGGCGCGACGGTGTTCTGTCCGTGCGCCCCGGCGCTCCCAGTCGCACCGCCGGCTGCGATCGCGCGGGTCGAGACGTTCTGCCCTTCGGCCCCTGCACCGCCAACGACAAAGGTGTTGATGGCGCGCGAAGCAACATTCTGCCCTTCGGCGCCGGCTTCGCCAGTCCCAGACGACGTCGCGCCAGACGGCAGGACCGCGGCAAGAGGCGGCGGCTGATTGACGGGAACGAAGATGGCATTGAACACGGAGCGCTACACGTGCTCCGCGGCCGTGTAGGGCTGGCATGCCATGCACGCCTCCGCACCACACGTGACCTGATTGCAGCGCATACAGAATCCGCGCCGGCGACCTGAGCCGGGCTGAACACGCCAGGTGTACTGGCAGTGACAGCACTGGAGCAGATCGGCGACTTCGCGGTTATCTTCGAGTAGCGCCCCATGCGGCCGCAGCAGGGTCAGCCGCGGAATATGGATCGGCACACTACTCGACCCATGCCACCACGCTGTTGACAGTGGCAGTGGATGTCGCGTGCAGCGCGCCGACCCCGATGCCCCGGTTGTTGGTGACCTGCATCCGCCATTCGCGGCCAGTGGCGAGCATGATCGTGAACGCCGAGCGCAGGTTGATGCCGAGGTCGAAGAGCACCGTATTGGCGACCAATGTCGGCTCGACCGTGTAGTTTGACCGCGCCAGAATCGTCGGCGTGCTGCCCGTATCGTCCTCATCGGTTGGCGTGACGGCCGTACCGGTGCCCAGCGTGCTCTGCCGCTGGATGATCCATTCAACCGACACATCCGCAGGCGTTCCGACGCTGCCCAGGTGCACGCGGTGCATCAGGCCCAGTGCCGTCGCCGCGGCTGGTTGAACCGCCGCGGTCACCGTCTTACGGGTCGTCGTGAGTGCCGTGTTACCCGAAGCTGAGAAGCTGGCCATCGTCCAAATTACACCTTTCAAAATCCCACGACGGATGTGGTGGTTGGCGGTTGGTAGGGTTCGGCCCACGGGACCGTACTTGGATCGAATGATGCACCGCCAGATTCCTGGAACGTAACCGTACGCGCCAACCAGAGCAACGAGGCGCTGAGCGTTACGGCTGCGGCATATGTTCCGGTTGCGGTGACCTCCTGATAGACGACGGCCAGGCGCGCGGTCGGCGCGATGGTCCCACCAGCGCCTCCACTCGCAATCAGCCAGCTCCCCGACTGAGAAAATGTCTCGGTGCCAGCCGCCGACATGACGCCCAGCAACAGCTCGTTGGCTGACGTCGTGGTCACCGAGTCGGACAGCGCACTCGTCGAGGTGCCCGTCGCGCCGGCGCTGGTCTGGTCAATGGCCGCGGTCGTCAGGACGGTCGAAAATTCGACAAACACGAGGTGCGCCGTATTGGCCGCGCTCAGGTTCCACGTGACCGAAGTCACGCCTGATGGGCAGTTCAGCCGGTAGGCGAAACAGATCGCGCCAGACCCGCCACCCGAGTACACCGTCGAGACAGTCCAGGCGCCGCCGAGGTTATCGACAACAGAGGTGACGGTTGTCGCCGAGCCAATGCGAATGGCACAAAAGCCGAAGTTGCCAGCCGTGATGGCGGTAAACGAGATCGAGGGTGTCGAGCTCGAGGCCGGCGTCGCACCTACGGCCTGAATCAAGGGCATCTAGAGATTGCTCGCGTAGTAGGCGGCCATTGCCTGGCCGTGCGTTATCTGTGGCGTCGCGTTCAGATGGCCGGCCCAGTCGGCGAAGTCGGTGCACGCCGTTGCATAGTGGATGAGGCCCATACGCACGTTGCCGCGCACGAGCGCCGCGCAGGCCGTGTAGACGTACGGCGCGGTGTAGGTGCAGCGCACCACGCCCGCCTGCGACGCATTCGGGTCAGCACTCGTGCAGGCCGTCTGGCTCCCACCGCCGGCACCACCAATATTGGGCTGCAGGAGGATCATCCGCACGTTGGGGTACTTCGCGCGGATGTTGGCGATCGCCGCGGCCGTGTACAGGCGCCAGTATTCGGTGACGTTGACGTAGCCGTTTTTGTAGTTCGGGTCGGTCGAGGTAAAGCCCGTCGTATCGTGCGGCGTGAGTCCGAGGCTGGGTCGCGCGCCGCCGTTATACGTCGAGAGCACCGGATCAGCGGCGGTTGTGCAGAGTCCTGAGACGTTCAGGATCACGCGATCGATCGCTGAGGTGCCGACGGTTGGGTCCTGAGCATCGCTGATGCCGTTGATCAAGCCTCCCTGTCCACCCGGATCGGCGGGCACCAGGAACGCACCGGCCATGTCGCGTGAGGTCCACGCGTGGCTGTTCGGGTCGGCCCAGACGTCCACCGAGCCGCCCGAGTACCACAGCAGCTCCCAATTGGCGGGGTTCGGGATCGCCGCGTAGAAAGCGCTCCACAGCGAATGGGTGACCGAGAAGCCGAGCACGCGCGTGTGCTGGTAATCCGAGGGTTGCAGTTCACGCGTCATGCCCAGGCGCTTGCGAGCTCAGGCCACCGCGTTCAGGTCGACACTCCCCGAGGCGAGCGAAATGGTGTCCTGGGTCACGGTCGTCTGTGGGACGCACTTCTGCACGAAGAAGTCACCGATGCCCGTGATATCGACGGGCGCGCCGTTAGCCGTCGTGGTCGAAAGCGTGAATGTATCGGCGGTCGGCACGGTTCCGACGAAGTAAATCGTGCCAACGGCCAGCGCGGGCGTGGCAGCCGGCAGCGTGCCCCACAGCACAACCCGGTCATTGACCGCGTAGCCGTGCGCAGGTGACTGGATCGTGTTGCCAACGAGATCGGCCGATTCGATGCCGGCGACGCGCAGCGCGCCGGCGCCGAGCGGCATCATGCCGAGGAAGTTGCCGACCGTGACGGCATCCCACATGCCCCACCAGCCGACCGTGGTGGCGGCGGGCACATTCCACGTCGGAAGCGTGGCAGCCAACGCTTTCGTTCGCGGCGCGCCAGCAGCGGCCGCCCAGGTGAGCGCCACGCGCGCATAGGCTGGCGAGCCGCCCGTGACCTCGCTTGCGCCAGTTGTCGAGTAAGCCGTGTGCAGCGAACCAAACTTCATGCCGAGGCCGACGGCGCTCTCGTCGATCGCGTCGAGCATCGCGCCCTTGGCGGCATCGGCCCAGAACATGCCGCGGAACGAGCGGCGCCAATCTGCGGGCGAGGGTGGGAGCGGCGCGCGGTGAACAACGCCGCACGGGCATAACAGTCGGCCAGCCAGGTGAATCATCTGCTCTTGCCCCTTCCGGCGTCGCGAGGTCGGTACACGGCTGAGTTTAGCGCGTTTGGACGGCTGTAGTGACGACAGGGATTTCAGAGAGGCGTGAAGTTATGATCTTGAGGCCATGGCCTGCTCGTACGCTGCTCGCAGGCGCTTGAACGTTGCGGCGTCGCCGCCTGCGTCAGGATGGTGCGCCCGAGCCAGTGCGCGGAACGCACTGATGATCTCCGGTTTGCCGGATTCCTTTTTGATGCCGAGCACCTCCCACCAATCTTGACGCCCCGAACCGAGCGCGAGGATGGTGTCATCAGGGAGAGCCTCGAAGCCTGCGAAGAATTGATCGACGGCTTCGCCGAACGTCTTTTCATTCGACTCTGCGCCGTACTCGGCGAGGGCGCGGTACAGGTAGAAAATGGTTCGCTCGGCAGCACGCAGGTTGTCGAGGAAGTTGGCCCACTTCGCGCAACGAACCGCATAGCGTTTGCCCGCGCGATCGAACACGATTTCAGCTTTGACGTCCTTCGGGTTGAGCAGGTCACGCTCCTTGACTCGAAGGGACGTCGCGCCGAGGCGCTTCATCGAATTCTGAAGGTCCCGGTAGACCGTCGTTTCCTGTGCCGCAAATCGTCGAGCTGCCATAGGTGTTGACTCCGTTCAACGGTGAATGTTCGCGTGAGATTTTGAGTGAAGAAGGCGCGTCCACGGCCAGCGTGACGGCTCCATTTTGAATCGCCAGCACGGTGACGGTGATGTCGGGCCCGATGCGCACGAGCTGCTCGCGACGACGCTTGAGGATCAGCATCAGCGTCCGAACTCGTCAGACATTCGTGCTCAGCGGACGACCCGACGAACATGCCACGGGCGGCCGCCCAGGCACAGGCCAGTAGGACCATGTTCGCGCCAGATCGGCCCGAGGGTAGCGCCGACCAACTTCATCTCCTCGTAGGTGAAGCCCGCGAAGTTGCGCAGACGGTTGCACGGCCAGCAGCAAGGCACGACGTTATCAACGTGATAGGGGCCGTCCTGCTTTCGATCGAGCCCTGAACCGCTCAGGTTCAGCTCGTTCCCGCAATAGTCACACGGCCGCGCCAGCAATGTGGCGTGCTCTTCGGGCGTGATGTTCCACTCAAGGCCGCGATACTCCGCGCTCCATTTGCCGCTGTACCACCGTCCGCGCGGGCTTCTTAGTGCCCTGCGTTGGACCTCTTTACGGTGCAGATCCTTGCATGGTGGGCAGCGGGGCGATTGGTGGTTGCCGCTGAACGGGAGCTCGCACCTGGCGCAAGGCTTGGTGACGATCATGGCCTGCTCTTAGCTCTATCAAACGTCTCGCGGACGTCTTGGCTGGCGGCAATCAGCGCGGCGATGCCGTCGAGAATTGCCTTGCTCCGCTCCGGTGTTAGTTGGGCGAGCGCCCCCATGTCGACCCGAACGGAGATTTGTATCCAGGCTTCGTTGTTCATCGACTCGACCTAACGGGCCTTAGCTCCATCAAGCGCCTCGTCGCAGCGATCGCACGGCATCGTGCCGCCTGAACACCGAGCGGTGCCAACCACGAGGATGCTGCCAGAGAGCGCCATCAGGCTCGCACTCGTGGCCGAATGCTGACGGATCGGCGCGCCGCTTCCTGCCCGGGCACCGCGTGTTCTCGGCACCATGATTCCGTGTTGACGCACACGTACAGCAGCTCGCCACCGCACTGGCTGCACGGCTCGGTATCGTCGGGGTCGTACCACAGTCGGGCTAGGTTGGAGCGGTTAGCCGTCGTTTGTAAGCTGCGCCACGAATTCGGTCGCAGGTTCGGCAAAGCCGCGAGCCGTCTCGACGGATGGCCGTGTTCGCCTCGTCTAGCAAGTGGCCTCGGAGACAGTGCGTTTGGCGTGCGTGGCGGGCGCTGATGCCCTCGCTGCGCCGCAGATTCTCGCGGGTCGTGACGGGCTCCAAGTGAGCAGGATTGACGCACCGACGATTGCGACACAGATGGTCGAGTTCGAGCCCATCGGGGATTGGGCCGACCAACTCTTGATATGCGAATCGGTGAGACCGAATGCGCAACCCGGGTGCGCGGAACAGACCGTAGCCATGTGAGTCGAGATAGCCCGTCCAGACCCAGCACTCGCTGGATTTGTCCACGTGCCCCCAGAACTTTTCCGAGTCGGTCTCCGCTCTTGCCGGAGTGCCTTTCCTGAACCAGCGCGCATAGTGTTTCGGGCACCATCCGCGTGCCAGGTGCGGCTGCTCGCAGCCAGGTATTGAGCAGACCGTCATTGACGCTATCGTACCAGTCCAAAGTCACATTCGTATAGTCTTGTTCATAGAGCTCGCCTGGCTCGGTCTCGCCTTCGCCGCCGCACTGCTCGCATTCGACTTCCCACGTGTCTCCACCACACGTCGGACACGGCGGGTTGAACTCTTCGTCCATCAGGCTGTCACGTCCACGAACTCACCGCCGCATTCAGGGCAGTTGGTGGGCGCCGAGTAGGTGGATCGTGCGCTGCCAGCGAACAGGCGCTCGCCCTCCTGATCCCACCAGGTCCGGTAATGCGCGCGGCTATCGAATGGTCGCCGGCATTTGAGGCAAATGCGGCGCGTAGTCGCGCCGGGCCGTGGCGCCAGGATCAGCCGTTCGGGCTCGATGCGGCTCGGCCGAGCGCGCGAGCGGTCCATGATCTCGATCTGGCGCTTGAGCCAGCGTCCACCGTCACCCATCAAGGCTCCCCAGCGCTGCCGCAGCCAGGGCGAGCGCGGCGTTCGCTTCCCGGACCGTGGTTTTCCACTCGTGAGCCGTTTCGAAGTCGATGATCTGCTCGTTACGGTCGGCATCTTCGAGCGCCCACTGAATGCGCAGCAGCTCGCGGTTTGCGTCTTCACAGCGCCGCGCCAGGTCGGCCGCCGAGGGCATGCGAAGTTGGACCGTGCGAACCTCAGGCATCATTCGGACGTTCGCCGCGAAGAATGCGCTGCGTCGATTCGGCTGTTGCGCGTGCGAGTTCGGGGTCCGCTGTGGTGATTCGAACGATCCCATCTGCGCCGGCGGGTTCGATGCTGATGGATTGCTCCGCAATCAACCGCTCGTCTGGGTCTGTTGCCATCACACGGCTGAACGCGAACGCCATATCCGCCGGCGTGAACTTGTGGCCGACATCCCAGACCTTGACGATTTCGTACTGATCGCCGCGACGCTCAATGTAGAACGTGCGCTTCGCCGCCGCTGCCACGTTGAACGTCATTCGTCGCTCTCGTCGTAGCCATCGTCGGCTTCGGACTCGTCGGCCTGGTCGATGGCCTCTTCGAGCGGCAGTTTCGCGACATGCGCCCGCAGCTCGCGCAGATCGCTGCGCCATGCGCCGTACACGTCGAGCGTCCTGATCGAGCCGCTGAAATCTGGCCCGAGCAGCCGATAGGCGTCGGGGTCGTCAGGGTCAACGTCGGTCTTGCACAACTGCTCGTGGATCGCCGCTTCGATCTGACGCTCGGTGAAGCGATGCTCGCGCACATGATCCGCCGACAGATCGCACAAAAAGATCGCCGCGCCGCCCGTAAAGAACTCCTCCCACACTGAGGGCCGTTTGATGCGGGCGAATCGCGGAGTGCCGCCCTGCATGCCGCCGCGGCGCCGCCAGGCGTAGCGAATCTCCACGCCGCGCAAGTGCTCGAAGCTCTCATCCTCGGCAATGAGCCGGTCGCCGATCGCGCGCAGCCCAGGAGCTGGCTGGAGCTTGGCTTTGCCAAAGCTGGCTTCCGTCGGCACGCTGTATTCGTTCTGCTCGGGCTCGGGCGTGCCGGGCAGCGTCGGCTGGCCGACCGGCGATTCGTCTGTCAAAGTTGCCACGTTTTTTGCCTCAGCCGATTCCCACGAGTGCGGCTCGTCCGCCTGGTGCTGGCGGAACGTGCAGCGCTTGCCCGAGTACGGCCCGCCGCCAGCCACAACGCCGCACATTTCGGATGGTCTGACACTGTGACCGTTGAGGCGGTCGGCGCGTTCGTCCAGGTCAGCGAGTTGCGCTTCACGGCTCGGCGTTTCAGCCGTAGGCTCGAGTGTCGTGGTCTTCTTGGTCGGCATGGAGTTCACCTCAGCGGGGTTTGGGGCGGCAGCCCCAAGAAAAGAAATCAATCGTCACTCCGTCGTCCTTCCGGAGACTGGGGGAACCCCCTTTAGGGGGAGGGGGTGAGACGTTCTTACGAGTTTCCGGAAAAAGAGAGTTGTCAGAGAGAAAAAACCCGTCGGGGGAGGGGGTCCGATAAACCCAAACTCAAAACCCGGACAATGCCTAACGTGTCCGGGTTTTGAGTTTGGGAAAAGCCGGACACTCGTCTGCTGAGCGCCCTGTTTTTCGCCGCGCTCGACCCGTGCCGGCATCGTCGGCCGCGGAATATCCCGCAAACGCCCACAAAACCCGGACATGCGGCTCAGAAAGCCGGACAAGGCCCAGTGCTGAGATTGATAAACCCGGACAGGGCTAGGCATCGCTGGCTAAACCCCATGTCGCAGGGTGACCCCGACCGCCGCCTTCGGACACCTGCTGCACGTCAGGCATACGCTTCAGCGTGCGGCTCACGGTGTCCATCGGAACGTCTGTTTGCTCGGATAATTCGTCGGTTGTTAGCGGCTCACGCGCCTTACGCAGGATGGCCCTGAGACGACTCGAGATCGTCGTCCTGGCCGCCAGATCGGGCGTGTCGTTGATGTCCGACTCCACGAACTCGATCGGACCCCGCCGTCCATCAAAGAGCACGCTCACGCCAATCGGCTTGTGCAGCTCATCGTCGTTTGCCTTCCGGTGAAACAGCCCTAGTTCAATGTCATCTGCTTTGGCGCCCTCCTCAGCACGCCTGACCTCTATTCCGCTCCGCATGCCGTTCCAGAAAAAGGCCGACCCGAATGGCCGAGTCACACCTGTGGTCTGTTGGGCCGCGGTTGCGTTCACGTGAGCGATAACCAGCCGCGTGGCAGGACTCATCTGCCGAAGCGCATTCATGGCCCCGCGCGCTGTGTCGTCTTCAGTCAACGAACCATTCACGGCAAAGCCGATCGAGTCCGTAACGACCAGTCCAATACCTCTCTTGCTGATCTCTTCGCGGATGCTCGGCAGCTCGTCCTGCAGACTCCGCAGACATTGCCGGTAAAACACTTGGGGAACGGATGTGGCCATGCCCATCGCGACTCGCCGCAGGCGCGCCGCGACCGTCCGTGTATTGGTTTCCCAATCCAGATATAAAGCCGGACAGCAGCGGGTCGGTCTAATCCCGGACATGTCCGGGTTTCCGATCACTCCCCATGGCAATGGCTGTCCAAGGACAACCGAGGCGGCCAGGCGTACCGCCAGCAAGGATTTCATCGATCCACCATCGCCGTAGATCACGGTCGTCTCGTCCAGCGGCACAAGTCCGGGTATCAAGAACTCGACGCCCTGGCCCGGGTCCACAGTGCTCAGGTCGAGCGTCGGGGCCGGCGCGCGGAACTGTTTGGCCACGACCGCGCACGCCTGAACAACCACCGCATGCCAGACCTCAGTGGTCAGGCCGTTCACCCGCTTGGCACACGCATTGGCGAAGCGGACCTGAGACTCTGTGCTGATGATGTTGAGCCAGACCGGGCCGAGCACCCGGCCGGCAACCCCACTCTCCACCGTCACCTCAGCGCGCAGCCCGTCGCGCGTGTCGGTCAGTCGTTCCATGCCCATCGCAATGTCGTGCTGCGTCCAGGACAACGCCCACGAGTCGCCGTTGCGTTCGATGGCGGGCTGTTGGCTCACACAATATCCACCCTGACCACCGACTGCCCACGCGTACAAACCCGGACAGCAACCCGGACAGCGCCCTCCACATCGAGTCGCCACGCCTTCTCGGCCTGTTCCTGAGCATCGCTAATGATCTGACGGCAAACCCGGACACGATCGAGCCGCGCCAGCCAGTAAGCGATGTCTTTGGGATTGGCGTGCTCGCCGAAGTCCAGTACGCGCAGATAACGAAAGCCGTCACACTGCTCACGGCTGCCCCGGTGATTCACTGGGCACACGCGCGCGCACAACTCCTCACGCAGAGCGATGTAGAACTCGGCGACGTCGGGATGGTCCAGACGCAGATAAACCGCGCACATGGCCTGCCAGATCGCGCGGTGCTCCGGGAACACCAGCAGATCGCCCAGGCCATGCAGCGACCCGACGAGCGCCGGGTACAACTCGCACATCGCCAGCAGCGCACACTCCGCCGCGGCATCAGACGGCGGCGACTCTGTCGGCGCGACGTCCGGGCACGGCAGCGGTGCCAGCATGCCGGTAATATCAATGCGCGCGCCGGCGCTCATATCAGCATCCTTTCGGAGACCGTCTCGATAGATTGAAGTGCGCGTTTGATGTGGTCGACTGCGGTTCCGTCGCGGATCATTTTCTCGGTAAATCGCAGAAGTCGATAGCCCAGGATGACCGCGAGATTGTCGCGGTGATGCTGTGTTTCAAGGTGCATCGGATGGCTGTGGCCACCGCCGCCTGGCATCCAGATTCCTCCGTCCACCTCCAAAAGTAGGCGCTCCGCAACGTATGCGAAGTCACTGCGAAATTGGCGTTCAGGACGTGCCCAATAGAACTGTTTGATAGGTATCGGCAAGACCGCATCGTCGATCCTGCGCCAGAGCATGTCTTCGAGCCGGAGGCGCTCAGATTGCCGCGCCGGCGGCGTAAAGGCCACGACGACACCGGAGCTGTCGACGACCGCGGTGCCGACGGCCGCGGCACGAGCTGGCGAGCGATCGGCGCGCACGGTAGGCAGCGGACCCTGGAGACACTGACATGCCGGCCGCGTGCATCGCCCGACGCCTCGGCGATGATCGCCACTCGGATGCCCACAGCAACAAAGACTCACGCGACCTCCAGGTCATCAAACAGGCCGCGCATCTGCTCCGGCTTCAGGCAGTGAGGCGAGAACCACACTCGCTCACGGTCGGCGTTATCGTTGGTTCCGTCTTTGCGCTGGCCGCCGTAGCCACCCTGCGCTTTCCAGGCCACGACGGACCACGTGGGCGGCATGTCGTGCTCACCCTCGTATCCACACAGGGCAATGCGCAGGAGTGGGTTGTCGCCGTTGGAAATAGCCCATTGGCGCACCTGAGCCGCGAGGTCGCGTGATTCGTGGCTATAGACGCCCTGACGGTCCTCAACGCCGTATGGCGGGTCTAAGAGGACGCCCGTCAGTCCGATTCGCCATGTCGGCGATGCCGTCACGATGCGATCCCACTCCCCACAGCACACGCGCACCCGGCGTAGGCGGAGCGCCAGTGCCTCAAACCATTCCGTAAGCCGACCTAATGCACCGGACGCGGCGTCGCCGCGTCCGGTGCCGTTATAGAGGTCGACGATCTGCTCGGGAACCAACCCAGCGCGGTGTCCACCGCGCTGGGTTGCAAGCTCCGGCACCTTCTTGTGAACTCCCTGTCCGTCCCTACTCAGGTGCCGCACCTGAGTAGGGACGGACGCCTCTACATCAGCATGGACACCAACGCCGCCAGCCATGAGCATTGGGCGCTGCAGCGGTATAGCTTGCCGCGAATAGTCACGCCGATACCGCTGGTCCTTTGTCGTGTTGACGCCCGGCTGTTCTCGGGTGTTGATGCCTCTGGCGAAGTGCCCGGCCGCGGGACCGCGGCCGGACCACTCCGGGCGCGAGCACCAGCCCGAGCCGATCCACATCGAGATGCCCCACACCCACCAGCCCGCAATCATCGGGTCGTAGTAGTTTGGGTCGGCCATCATGAGGTCGCGGAACGAGCCCTGCGCAACGAGCCAGCGGTGCCGCGCGTGTAAGTCGGCCTCGTTGACTGGCCAGTCGGCGTGCATGGCCACGAGTTCCGGAGCGTGCTGGATGGCCCGCCAGAAGTTGGCCAGGTAGGCGTCTTTGTCATTGACCGTTTCGGTGTGCGCTGGCGTCGGCCGCCCGAGTAGCACAGCCAATGAGCCCGCGAACGGCTCGACGTAATTGGGCACGTCGCCGAATCGCTGCCACACTATCTCAGCGATGCGTCGTTTACCGCCAAACCACGGGAACGGCGCGCGCAGCGGTTCAGTCACGCAGCCGGTTTCCCTCGCCGTCGCTTCGGCTCCGCGGTTCCTTCGTGAGCTGCACGCCAGCCCTCGGGCAACCCCGCGAACTCCGCGTCCTGCACGTACAGCACGCCCGGGTGGAGCTTGATCGCCGCCATCAAAGCGTTCTGGCGCGACACATTCAGGCCGGGCTCCAAGCACACAAAGAAGTACCGCCATGTCGGCTGCTCGGTGCTCATGCGACGACCGTCCGCTGCTCGCGCGCTTCGCGCTCGACCACCCACACCGGCCGTCCGCGATTGGCCATGTTCTCCACATGGCCGCGGTGCGCCCCCACGAGCCCCAATGCTTCGTAGACTTTGAGGCACGGCCCACACAGATAGCGGTACGACCCAGGGCTGCCACCCGCCGCGTTGCGCCAGACGTAGCTCAGGTGCCCTCCAATGCAGCACCGGATACAGCGTCGGCCGCCGAACTGATCGGTCCCGTGCGCGCATGGGTAGCCGGTGCCGAGACCCGAAGGCTGGCCGTCGTGCGCGCTGACCGTCAGAACTTCGGCGTGCTGCTTCGGCTTGTGCTCGACCCACGCGTGACCATGCGTCCGCGGCGGCGGAGCAACTGCGGGCCATCCGTCCGGAACCGAGGCAGGGGGGTTGGTGTCAGCCGATAGCCTCCTTTCTGAAGAGTCCTCAGCCCCGGACGGATGGTCTGCAGTGGGTGCCGGTGCTTCGCTGCCGAGGTCCACGCTGGGGAATATCTCATCGACAGCGGGCACCACCGGCAGGCCCGGTAAGTCCGCGACGGAGCTTAGTGTTTCTCCTCCTCCATGTGGATGTGGTCGATCTGATCCACCGGCCACATCGCGTAGTGGCGGTCCTTGTCGTGCTCCCCCATCGACAGATTCAGAAAGCCGTTCTGCACCCACATGTGCTTGACGTGCAGGTAGTCGATCGGCGACGACAGCGAATCCTTGCGGAGAATGTGAACGGTCGTCAGGTGTGCGCACATTGGCTGCTCCTTCGTGGTCGGCCCAGTACTGCTCGAGCGTGTCGCTCGTGTCGGCCTTGATTTTCGGCGGGTGTTTGCGGTGCCAGTATTCGAGCGCCATCGCACGGGTGCACGGGCCGCAGTAGGAGCGCGATCGACCAGTGGAGCACAGGAATTCGCTCCAGGGTTTCGTCTCACTACAGCGCGGGCAAACCTTTTCTGTCCGGATCAGCTTTGGGATCGCACCCACGAGCCGCCGCTGCCGGCGCGCCACGTCCATATGCCGGATGTGGCACGGCTTGCAGATCGTTTGTCGACGATCGCTGGTGTTCGGATGTGGGTAGAACTCAGCGAGCGGCTTGTCCTGGCCACAGTCGCGGCACTGCTTGCTCTCGGCTGGCTCCTCGACGGCCACGATGACTGCGAGCGCGCGATCCGGGTGGACCTTGATCGTCTGGCCGCGCTGCAACCGCTCGCGCCAGACCTTTACGTGAATCGCGCACAGGTGGACGCCGAAGAGTGTGTCGTGCGCGCTGTTCTGACAGGCAAATACACGATTCGTGTAAATCGGGTTGGTCACCGATTGACAAAGTTGCCCGGTCACGCGATAGCTGCACCTCTTGCCGCCAGAGCGCCTGGATAGAACCGCTGTTCGGCTTTCATTTGGGGGGCGGCAGTAAACTCGCCACACCCCCAACAGGTCAAGCGGCCGAAGCCGGCGAATTCGTAAACGGCTTTCGTTCGGCCACACCGGCGACAGCGCTTCACTGCGCCGATCTGGCACTGCATCAGGTAGACGCGCAACTGCTCAGCAGCGTCCAGTGGTGGAGACTCAGACGTGCGCCACATCAGAAGGGCATATCCTCCAGGTCGTCGGTGCCGCGCGACGTACCTGCAGCGACCGCGACCGGCTCCGCGGTGCGCAATTCGTACTCAGCGCTGATCGATACACGGTTCGAGCGGCTCTTCATCAACTCCGACAGCACGCTCTCCCGGAGTGCCTTCGTGATGTGGCGCACAGCGCGCCTCGATGATCGACTGGTCGGCTGCCAGGTCCGAATCGCCATCGTCGTACGTGGCGGTCCAGGTCAGCGACAGGCCCTCCGAACCGTAGTTCCCATCGCTGAATTTCCGCTCGTACTGCACGGTCATTTCGGTTGTCGACACGCTCAGACCAGCGCTTTCTGCTCGGCTTCGACCTGTGCGTTCAAGTCGTGGTCCATGATGAGTGTGTCGAGTCGCTCGATCAGGACGTCGATCGCGTCCTGGCCAGCTGTCGGCTTCGGCAACCGATCCACCTTGATGCCGCGCTTCTTGGCCATCTCCTGTAGCGTGGCCACCCGCGCCTGACGCGGATCAACCTCTGAGTCGGCGTTGTACTGATCGGCAACGTTCTGGACCTGACGATCCAACTCCGCCGGGTCAGCGAGCGCCGCCTCACGACTCCCAGGCCGAGGTGCGTCTGCCGCACGGTCCCAGTCCTCTTCCGTGCCGTAAATCCGGTCGTGCTGCTCGGCCAGCGCCTTCTGGCGCTCCGGGTCCGCGCGCTGCTCGATGATGACTTGCGCGGCCTCCGCAACCTCTTCATCGTCCACGTATGAATCGGTCCCGAAGGTGAAGCGCTCAGCACGCGACAGGGATCGTTTCTGCGCCATTTCCACCGGGTGATGCACGGCCACGGGGTTGTTCCGAGCGCCCTTGACGTATGCGCCGCTGCGCTCAGCCTTGCTGACCTTGCCGTACGCCTTCATTTCTCCGTAGGTGACCGTGCGAACCGTGGTTTCGATGATGATGTCTTCGGCATCCCAACCCCAGGCTTCCTTTTCTTCCTTCGAGAGCGGGCGCTGGCTGTGGCCGCGGTACTCGTCCTTGTGACGACGCATCAGCTTTACGCGACCGTCAACCGTGATCCACGGCCTGCCGTCGTACAGGGTCACGTCGTCGCCGGGCAGGAGTCCGTGCTTTTGGCAAAACAGCGCGACCCCGTTTAGCTGGGCAGGCGTACCCTCTTGCAGCCCCCACCCGGATTCAACATTCAGGCTGATCCGCCGGGCCAGTTCTGCCAGGCTCATCTCGCGCACGGCCAGCGCCGTGCCGTTGTTGTCAGTAGTCGAAGTCATCGTCCTCCCTTTCGTGGCAATCACATTCGCAATCGCCGTCTCTATCGACTGTCATATACATGCCTTCTGAGTGGTCGGACTCATCGCGCAGCACCGGCGAATACCCGTAAGTGCGGAGTTCGTAGCACGTGCGAGTGTCCACCCAGTCACCTTCAATGCAGGCGTGCGGCAACGCGTTCCTGTCAGTCGTGCTCATTTCGCCTCCGGCGTCCGGTCGGTGGTATGTCGCCGTTGAGGGTGCAGCGCTTCTGACAGAATGCGCGAGGCTTCGAGCACCGGTGGCTCATCACCGGGCCAATCAAGCGCCGCTGGCCGGAGCACCGCATTCAGCGCCTTTTGGATCGCTGAGCGAAGGTAGGCAACTTCGTCGTAATGCCATGACAGGTCGTGCTTGAGGCGTGCGACCTCATCGGCAGTCAGCGTCACGGCTTCACCCGCAATTCGCCCGCTTCGTAAATGTCGGCCAGTTGACGGAGCAGATCAGCGGGCGTCTGCTCTTTAGCGCTGTCGGTGACGAACGTGCCGAGAAATCGCGGCTTACGTCTGCCCAACACGACAGGCGGAAGCTCCCAGAGGTCCGCGCGCCACATTGCCTCAATGGTCGGATTGCCGTTGCGCACCGGAGCGCGAAACCCGCGCTCCAACTCAATGCGCAGAGTCTTGCCGCTGCCGTTCAGTGAGGCCGCGAGATTGACGACGTCAGGCATGGTCTTCATGGTTTCGCCTCCACCGGCAGCGCGTAGGGTGCGTCGCTCCATTCGAAGCGCCCGAATGTCCGGACGTCATCGACTCGCACAGCCGGCTCACGCGGCCCCCACGCCCACCACAGCGCACCGTCCGGACCCGCGACAACCTCAACGATGCCCCATTGCTGAGTTCCAAGGCGGCGCTGTGCGTAGAAGCCGGGCGCAGTCGGCGCAGCACTGGTAACACGCGGCTTCCGCGCTGCCCAATGCACCTCGCTGATCCCGGAGACCGCTTCATCGGCTTCCATTTCGCCCGAGGCCAGCAGTTGCTCGCGCCGCCGGTGTTCGGCCATGTACTCGCGATCCCATTCGTCGTCTGCCAGCTCGTCGGCTGCAGGGCGGCGGAACACCAGGTCAAGCAACTGCACGGCCGGCCTCCGGCAACAGTTCGAGAATCGTCAGCTTGCCGGTTGCGTTCCGTCCGCACCGTCGCCAGCCCGCCTTTTTGAAGCACGCGCCGGGGTTGGTTGAGCGAATCTTCGCATCGGCGACGTAGGTGAACAGGCGGGCACCCGGCCAGCGCTGCCAGGCCAACTTGCACGCCTCGCGGATCAACTCTGAGCTCAGCACGGGCGACTCGTTGCGGAAGATCGTGCAGTTGACGCCTTCCTGGCCCGACAGCCGCGCCATGACTGGGTGGTGCCAGACAAACAGCGCATCACAGCTAGCCGTGAGCAGCACCATCTTTTCGCCTGGTGGGCAGAACTGGCGTCGTGCTCGACCGTCGCGGTAGTGACGCGCGGAGTAGTGCCGCAAGTACAGCGCGATGGCGCGCGGATCAGCATGGTTGCTCGGCAGCCAGTAGCCATCAATCACCGGCAACTCCACCGTTGCCACGTAATGCCCTGCGCGGCGAACTCGCCCGACAGCACTCGCGCGAAGTACTCCGCCGCTTCGTACGGATCAAAAGCTGAGCCGTAGCCGAGCGAATGAAAGTGCGCCAGCAGCCCGGTGCTGCGGTCGTTCAGCTGAAAAAGCCCGAAGGAATGGCCCGAATCGCCGACCGCGTAGGGGTCGAGCGTGCCAGGCTCGATTCCAGGCGCTTCACAACGCGCTACGCGCCACAGTCGGCTTTCTGGCACACCGTAGGTGTCCGCGGCTTGGCTGATGGCCAGGGCTGCGTCTGTGGCGTTGTAGACGTCCTCCGCGTGTACGGCGTTGATTGCCAGGACGGCGCACAGCAGCCACACCACGGCGCTCAACGCCACCGTCCACACGGCACCGCGAATGGTCATGGGTGAGCGGGTCGGTCCTGCCCCGACCGTGCGCTAAGGCTGGCCTTTGCGCCTTCTCTTTCCCGGCTTTCAGGATGTGCTTCCCCGATTGATGCGGAGTGATCTCGCTGCATGCGATTCAAGAACGCATACAGACGATGCCACTTCTTCCGACCGACCTTTGCGTGAACTTCCCCGACGCCAGTCACGTGCGTCCAGAGTTGCCCCCGGCGCGCTTTCTTTACTCGCTTCCGTTCACGGAGTCCCGGTCGTTGAGCCGAACGCTTTTTGTCACTCGGCTTCCCCATGGGCGGGTCTTGCTCCCTACTCGTCTCGGTCTGCGTCATCTCGCCGCAGTGCCGCTCACAAATCACTTCCCGGTCTCAGCCGCGACCGTCGCTACAGTCGTGGCCCACCCGGCCATTGCCAGTCGTTCTGCCTCTCGGTGTGCGTAGCCGTGGCGCTCGAGCGCTTCGTCCACGTCCACCACGCTGCCGGCATAATGCTTTGAAGTCACCCTGACGATGCGGTCTTTGGTCGGGTTGTCTTCGATGAGCAGCGAGCTCACCGCGCCTTCGCGGGCGACGGAGTTCCCGCGCTTCACTTCGGCGAGCAGCTCGACCAGCGTGTTGGCAATGGACGCCAGCACATCGTGACTATTTCGGGCCTCAGGCTGAGGGTCGCGTTTGAGCAGCGTGTCGTGCAGGAGTTTCTCGGCAGACAGCGCACGCGCTTGCCAGTCCACTGACGACCGTAGGTCGCGCACTTCGGACGTCATTGGGGATTCCAGTCGGTGAGGGCGAGATTCCACCCGCGGTACATCTGTTGGACCACGCTTTCCGGAACCGCGACCATCTGCATTGGCCGCTCGGCCAGCAACCAGCGCGCTTGCTGCGGAGACGTGGCAAGTCTGGTAGGCGGCCAGCGCACATCAGCATGGCCCGGCCAATACGTCCGGGTAAGCGTGACGCCCTTCTCAAGCGTGTAAACCATTGCCGCAACGGAGCCGTTGTCGTCCTGACTCAGTACGCAGTACGGCTCTGTCAACTCGCTGGTTGTTGGATCGCTGGCAATGCCTGGCGCAAGAGGCAAGAGCTTGACCGCAGCCAACGTCGGCCGCGAGATGGTCGTTTTCACTCTCACGCCCGTCATGCCCGCAACCAGCCAAACTCACCGTTCGGCAGCCGTTCCCAGACAAGATTTCGGTCATGCGGAGCACGCACATGCGCGACACTCAGGCAGTCCTGCGACCAGTGGCGACCTTCGACACCGCAGTACACGCAGGGCGGCATGTCCAGGCACAGCACGTCGTCGATGCGATCAGCCAGCGTGCCTGGTCCGCCGCAGAACTCCGCCGGCAGCGCCATGCGCGCCTCGCGGAGCAGCGCTTTCAGGATTGGCACTATCGTGGCATCCGGCTGAGCCTGATAGTGGTCGCTCACGGTGCTCGTGTCTGACGGGACGGTCATGAGACGGGCCACCAGGCGGGCGCTGGGCGCTGCTGAACGGGCAGGTAGAACGGGCACTCGCGGTCGTGCACTGCCCGCCGTTCGTGCAGCTGCAATTCAGCCAGAGTCATGACCGGCGTCAGCCCGCAGGGACTTGAGGACCAAATCGCGCAGTTCACGCGGAACCCGCGGCCTCGGACAGCACTTGCGCCGTCCGGTTTTTCTGCGATGATTGCGGTTGAGGGTTGAGACACGATGCGTCTCCCTTCGTAGGAATGGCCGGCGTTCACCCGCCGGCTGTTTCGTGCCGTAGTTAGGCGACGGCTTCCTGTGGGTCAGGTGTGACGAACGAGACGGGCACGTGCAGCACGTCGGCGATGCGCTGGTACAGGTCGGCTGGCGCTGTGCGGTCTCCGCTGAGGTAGCGGCTGAGCGTCGATTCCTTCATTCCTAATTTCAGGGCGAGCCACTGTTTCCGTGTGCCGCGCGCCTCAAGCAGAGCTTCTACGGGATGGGTCGCTCTCACGCGATTGAATGTAAATCAACTACGTGAGAGTGTCAAGCGTAATTGACAATCAATCTCAGGCGTGACACAGTGTCACCGGCGTATGACTGTCACAATCTCGGACGTGCTGCGCGAGTCCATGCAATCCCGCTTTGGCGGAAGCGTGACCCGCCTGGCAGAAGCATGTGACGTGAGCGTGCAGCTGGCCTCAAAGTGGGTGGCCGAGTCAGAGCGGAAGCGCATCACGCCCGGGCCGAAGTCCTGCCAGAAGATTGCCGCCGCGCTCGGGCTCGATCCTGACTACGTGCTGGAGCTGGCCGGCCACCGCCCTCACGACAGTGAATCGACGCCCCAGAACCCGCGGCTGTCAGCCTTCATCGCTGCCGTCGAGGCAGCGTTTCACTCCATGTCGGCCCAGGAATGGGAAGTCCGCGAGGAAGCCGGCCGCGCGCTCTTTGCCGTACAGCCAGCTAACGGACGCCGTGACCGTGAGACTCTGCCCGCGCCGGGCGGCCGCCGCGCGAACGACCCGCGTCTGCGGTCAGCCGACGACCGTGACGCTCAGGGTGGGCTATCGACGGTTTCCGGGCACCTCCGCGCCGCGCTCGCGAGTTCGACGAGTGCCATCGTTCGACTGATACATCCGGCTGAACCGTGGCCGGCCGCTCAACCATTCCCTTTGCGATAAGCAGCCGTGCGCGCGTCTGTGGCTGAACGTTCACCTGACTTTAAGGGACAGCCGGTGCCGAGTCGCGCGACGATACGGCGGTCCCAGGCGGCTGACGGCGGGGAAGCAGCCAAACGCGACGCACCGCTGGAACCACGCCCAGGGAGTGCGCGTAGTCCGGTGCGTCCAGGAGGTCGACGTGTGCGGCTCGACGATGCCGTGACCTACTTCCTCGGCGAGTGGCCGTCCGAAGGCCCGACGCCCGATACCATCCGTGGCTACACGGGCCATCTCAAGTGGCTGGTCGGCTTCGCCGCCAAACGCGGCACCATGCAACTGGCCGACCTGACGCCCGAGCTGCTGCGCGCGGCGATGGCCCACAAACAGCTGCCGACGCGCGCGCTCAACTGGCAGGGCGGCGAAAGCACGGCCAAAGGGCTGGCGGCCGCGGTACGGCGCATGGCGCGCTGGCTCAACGTTCAGGGCGTGCCGGTGGCCGACCTGAGCATGGTTCGCGCGCCGCGTGCGCCCGAACGTATCCAGCCGCGACTCAGGCAAGACGAGTTCAAGGCGCTCGAGGGCGCGATTCTGCGGCGGCTCGTCTCGACCGACCGGCGGGCACCGCGGCTGGCGATCGCCCGCGACCTGGCGCTGATCTATCTGCTGGCCGACACGGGGTTGCGCGCCAGCGAGGTGTGCGCCATGACCATCCGGGCCGTCGATTTCGCCACGGGCGCCGTGCTGGTCGTCCGCGGCAAGGGCAAGAAACAGCGCGCGCTGTCGGTCGTCGACCCGGATGACCCGTCAGGCGGCATCACGCTGCGGCTGCTGGCTGATTGGGTCGAGATGCGCGCGACCGTGTGCGGCGCCTCCCGGACCAACCGGCTGTGGATCTCGATGCGTGGCAATCCGCTCAACCGCGAGTCGCTGCGGCGTGTGCTGCTGCGGCTATGCCTGGACGCTGGCCTCGACGGCAACCGTCCGCCGCACGCGTTTAGACGCGCCAGCTTCACCGAGCGGTATCTCGAGTCGCCCGAATCGATTCGCGTGCTGGCGGCGCGCATGGGCTGGTCGGACAAGAGCCACCACATGATCGACGTCTACACAAGAGGCGCGGAGGTCGAGCTGGCCAGGACAACGCCGGTTGCGTCGCTCAGTGCGCGCTGGCGGGGGGCGACCAAAGTACCGGCGGTCTTCGGGCGTCCGCGGCCGATGATTGAAAGGGACGTAGGCCCTGGGCGGGGAATAGCCAACGACCCGCCCCTGCCGACTCAGCGAAGGGCAGACAGGGAACGGGCCGCATCGGCAAACCCCCGAAGGGGTCTGCGCCCACAATCCTACGCCGGTAAGCCGCGCTGATGGTTCGGAGACAGGCCTGACACGTCACAAATCGCGAGGCCGGGACATTGCTGCCCCGGCCTCTGCCTGTGCGGAGGTATTCGCCGCACGCGTCAGGGGAGCCAATCGGCTTGATCCCCTTACCCCAGATAATCGGTGGGCGCCGGCCAGGCTGGTACACCAGCAGAGCTCCGGAGTCGTACTGATATCGTGCCGTGGATGCGCGCCCGCACACCCGACCGGCCTACACGCCACGCCTGACCGCGCAGCCGACAGTGTACCCTGCCACGAGAAGCCCCCGCGACTGCCGTTACTCAGTCCGGGGGCATCGGCACCAATAGGAGGCTCTGGCCTATGGCGCAAACTGATACTAACCGCGCGCTGCTTGAGCCGCATGAGCTGGCCGAGCTCGGCCCACCGGAAGCCATCCGTCTGCCGCTCGACCTGGTCGACCCGAACGAACGCAACCCGCGGCGCGCGCTCCAGGAAGTAGACGAATTGGCCAACAACATTCGACAATTCGGCTTGCTGCAACCAATCACCGTAAGGCGGATCGGGGAGAGATATGAATTGCTGGGCGGTCATCGGCGGCGTGCCGCGTTTCTGTTACTGCGCGAACGCGAGCCTCTTGATCCTCAATGGCGCACCATCCCGGCCGTAGTCAAAACTGCGGATAACGACGATTCGTACCTGATGTTGATATCCGCACAAGTACATAACCGCAACTGGTCGGCACGCGAAGAAGCGTCAGCATTAGAGCGTCTTGCTGAGACCAACACTCTCCGCAGAATTGGCGAGCTTGTTCACCGTGGCGAAAGTTGGGTAAGTAAGCGCCTGCGTATCTACGCCGATAGTGTGCTGAGTGGCTACGTCCAGACTGGCCGGCTCGCGGCATCCGTCGCGGAAGAACTGCTGCTGGTGCCAGAAGCGGCCATGCGCCGGGAGTACGTGGAACGTGCGCTCGCGGAGGACTGGACGGCCGACCAGGCGCGCACGGAAGTGCGCAAGCTCAAGGCATCCAAGCAAGTGAGCCAGATCGGGCGATTGGCAGGCGAGCTCCTGGCGGCGCTGGCCGTCGTGCAGCCTGCGCAGCTGCCGCCCGAGACGACGGCTGTGTTGTGGCGAGTCCGCGGCCGAATCACAGCGCTCGGGCGTGGCGCGCCGGTGTTGCCGTCGATCGAGCAGGCTGAACGCGCGGCCGGCGTCAAGCCCGAGCGGCCTGTCAAGGCGCGGCGGACGCGGCTTAGAATCGAGTGAGCGAACTAAAGGCCGATCAGATGGCAAAATGGGCGTTCGTAGAAGGCAAGCACGGGGGCACCGTCGTTTATGTGGTCGACGAACACGGCTGCCAATTGAACACGGAGCCTGTCATGGTGATTGAGAAACAATGGCATCCGTGGTTTTTGGAGTGGCTGAAGTCCCAGCCTTGTGAGTATCCGGTCGAGCCCGCGCTGCTGTGGCACCCGGCGCTGGGCGAGACGTACGAGTCTCTGCGGACGCGGCTACGGACGGAATGATGCTGTTCAGCGCTCTCTGAAAATCCTGTCGTCACTACGGACGAGTGCGCGCAGCGCCTCCCAGCGCATCATCGGCTCCCCGCACTGCCAGCATGGCTCGCCTTCGAGTCGCGCAGCCTGCAGCGGCGCCATGACGTGATTGTGAAAGTTCACGCACCACAGCGTTTCATGAATCGGCGAGGGTGAGCGGGCCATCAGACCTCCCGCCAGACGCCTCGTTCGAGGCATCCGTGCCACGTTAGCGGCTCGGCCCCGTTCCGTTTACAGAGGATCGACGGCGACACCGTAATTGTGCCGTCCTCATGCTCCGTGACGGTGTGCTTCGTGAGCGTGCAGAGAAGTCCGTTCGGTGTGACACCGTACCAGTTCGATTCACGGTTCCCGTAGTCACAGGGCTCGAATTCCCAGGCGTGCTTGTCCCGAACGCGCCGACCGGGCGTAGCCTCGCCAGCCGCCATCGTCAGGGCTCGCGCTCAGTCAGCCGCCGAAACGCCCACGCCGCCAGCAGTCCGAACACCGCCGAGGCTGGCAGCGCACACGCGATGATCGCGGCCAGGATCAGCAGCGGCGACGGCTGCGGCCAGGGCATCAGCCGGTAAACCGCCGCCCTTCAACGTCGTCGGAGACCTGGCCACCCTGAATGAAGCCGTGGTAAGTGCCGACGACGTTGACCGACGGGCTTACCACCAGCGAGCCATCTTCAAGTGAGCCCGTGACCGTCCAGCCATCGCGCGCCGTGTTTTCAGGTCGGCCGTATTTTTCGTCGGGCGAAAACCCGAAGCCTGGCGGCAGCTGCACCACGATCGGCGGTCGCTTGTCCGCCCATTGCTCTTTGTATTGACGGCTCGCCTGATGGTCGAGGAAGTGTTGGCGCAACATCGGATAGGGGTGCTCAGCCGTGTCCCAGTTGGGGTAGTACCAGCAATCACCGATCTGCGCGTCTTTCCACGGCTCAGGTTCAGATCGGAAGCGCAGCGGCCAGGGCATCGTCAAGCAGCCCGTAATGCCAGCGCTTGAGCCACGCCGAGCGCCGCTCGCTCGCGACAATCAACGCACGAGAAGTAGCGACCGATCGGGTCCTCCAGGCCAGGTTGTTTACGACAATTCATGCAGATGCCGTCGGGCTGCAGGTTGACGATGAACCATGTCTGCTTCTCGTGCTTCGGAGCCCCGATTCGCATGGACGGCGCGACTTCCTCGATGTACGTCAGAACCGACCAGCTGAACCCGTCGGCATTCAGGCTCAGCCACCGAACCGGCATACTCAGATCGCCATCAGCGGTAGAACACTCTCGGGACAGTGGTCACGACCAGCCAGCCGTTGAGCAGATAGCAGTTCGATACCCAGGCCACGTAGGGCGTCACACCGCCGGCCCCGTGCCAGGTATCGTCGGGCTCGTTGGCGCCGTCGCGGCCGACCACCCCGGCGGGCCGGCGACAGCGGCAGCCTGGCTCAGCACGCCGTCGATGCGGTCGCGTTGCGCTTTCAGGTCGGTGAGTAGTCGCGCGACGTCCTCAACGGTCGGCTGAGCAGGTGCAGGCGCGCCCGTAGTTACAACTGCCGTAGCCGCATTGTTCGCGGCCGGTGTGCCCTCGATGGCCGTTGAGGTGACCAGGCGTAGCGCCGCGTTCCCGACCGCCAGACCGATGCCAATCCAGATGACGGCCTGGGGGTCCAGGTGCAGCGCACCGGCGTTTTCGAGGACCAGGCCGACGGCCAGCAGGATCAGCGTGATGATGTTCGCAATCAGCGTCTTCGAAAGGTACCAGGGCTTCACAGCTGTCATCGCACAACCCCCAGCAAGTACAGGATCAGCAGGATAAGCAGCAGACCGCCAATCCATCCGAAGCCGCCGTACGTGCCATATCTGTTGTAAACGGGGAACGCGCCGACGACGGCCAGCACGAGCAGTACCACCAGAATCGTGAGCAGCATCAGGGCACCAGCCCGGCCAGCGTGGCAAAAAACAGCCCGGCCGCAATCAGGTTGACGCGCGGCGGAGTCGCTGGCGACCAGAAGGCGGCAATCGCGAAGAGTACGAGCGCGACGACGAGACAAATCAGATGCAGCGGGGCCATTGGTCAGGTCTCCTTCATGGGTTGGGTGCGCAAGCGTTGGAATCAACCAGTTTCGGGATGCCGTCCTGAAACACGAGCACCTGGCATGAGACGGCGGGTACTCGTGTTGCCTCAGGTGTCGGCTGGACAGTGGGCGGAATGTCGACGGTGGGCCCAGGCGTCAGCGTCGCCGGTACGCCAGTCGGCCGCGGGGCAGGCGTCGCGCTCGGCCCAGGCGTCGACGTTGGCGTGGCCGGAACCGAGGTCGCCGTCGGGAGTGGCGTTGGAACCGGCAGGCCACTCGAGGGCGGCCCGACGATCCTGAACGCCTCGGCATCGAACGTACCCCAGAACCCGTTCGAGCCGCGGACCATCACCTGTTGAACGCCCGCCGGGATCGGGTCGAACACCGACTCGCCGTTTTCTTCCGAGGCGCCGTTGTTCGGCGCGATCGCCGGCTGGATCCGCGGCGCGATCCAGGTGTGACCGGCGTCATAGCTGACCCGCAAATCGGGCGTGTGGCTGAATTGCACAAAGCTCAACGCGGCACCAGATGGCGCGGGCTGCGCGAACGTCACGACGCCGCCGCTGGCGGCGGTGATCGCGGCATCCGACGGAACGGCAGGGATGATCAGGTACGGCACGAACGGCTGGATGGCCACGTTGTCCCAGTGCCAGGTATCGGGCGGGCAGTTGAGGTCGCCATAGGCCGTGTGGTTGATGTTGAGCTGGTCGGTCCACGGCTGAGGCTGGCCATTGTCCTCATTGCACGCTTTCTCGGCGTTGTACGTTCGGTGGCTGAGCATCACGGTGGCCTGGTCGCCCCACACGGCGGGCTCGAGCGGCTCGGGCAGCGTCGTGTTGATCCAGCAGAACACGCCGCCTGCGGGCGAGTCGTAGCCCGGCATGCACACCGAGAGCGTCGTGCGCGATAGCCGTATCTCGAAGGTATCGCGCCGGGCTGGACTCTCAGTCGTGCCAGCCCGGCGGAACACGTCATCCCAGGTCGTCGAGCCGTCACCCGCGAGCTGCACGTCCTGGCCCTGGCCGTACTGGATGCCGCCACCGATCCGCTCGAAGGCTTGCCAGACGTTCGTGCCGGCGAGCGTGACGTGGATGTTGTGCGGCGGGATGTGCTGGTCGTTGTTGTTGTAGGCGAAGTCGCTGTGCTCAGCCCACGGCGTGAGGACCACATCAACCCAGTCGCGCGCCGACGTCCGCAGCGTGCTCATGTCCCATCTGATCGTGGCGCTGCCCTGGCTGAAGTCGAGCATGGCCGGCGGCGTCATGTAGACCGCCCCGTAGCCCGTCACACCCAGGCTGGTCATCACGTGGCCATTGCAGAGAAACACGGCGTCCGTGGCGCTGTGCATGACGTGCGTATTCGTCGCGGTATAAGGGAAGCCGGGCGGCTCGCAATTGGGGCCGTGCTGCGCGACCGTCGCGCCAGCAGTCGCTTCCTGAGCGTTGAAACCCTGCACGAAGATCGACCAATGCGCCGGATTGGTGTACGTGGCCGGCGCGGGCGGCGTGCCGTCGAAAGTCTCGGTGAAGCTGGCATTCTGCTGGGCGACCGCGGGCACCAGCGCAACCACGAGCGCGAGCATGGCCACGAGGCCCGGAACGATGATGCGCTGAGCCATCACGTCGAATACTCGGCCAGCGGAAACGTCTCGTCCGCACTGTTGAGGTCGCACGTTACCCCACCGATCAGGCCGCCGAAGGCGAACTGCCA